GATGTCACCAACATCCTCCTGGAGTGGGCGTGCCTCTGCACCGAGCACGCCTTCGATCGACTGCGAGGAACCCGCCAAGAGCCGGACCAGAGATCCGTGGCGGCGCCCGCCGTCATCCGCAGATGGTGCCGCGGAGAAGTGACAAGCGCCGAACTCAAAGATGCCCGTGCTGCTGCCGATGCTGCTGCCCGTGCTGCCGATGCTGCCCGTGCTGCCGATGCTGCCGATGCTGTTGCCCGTGCTGCTGCCTGGGCTGCCGATGCTGCTGCCTGGGCTGCCCGTGCTGCTGCCTGGGCTGCCGATGCTGCTGCCGATGCTGTTGCCCGTGCTGCTGCCTGGGCTGCCGATGCTGCTGCCTGGGCTGACGGAGCCGCGGTCCTCAGCGACAAACTCGAAACCATGCTGGAGGATGCATTCTGATGAACCTGAGCCTGAAAGAAACCCTGGCGCTGGGCAGGAAGAAGGACTGCCCCGCCTTCGCCATCGAGACCCCCGACGAGTACGCCACCACCAACGACATCGTGGCGATGTTCGGCGACATCGAGAAGGCGCCGGCCATCGTGGCCTACGACATCGCCAGCGGCATCCGCCCCCTCACCCCGGCGGCGGAGGGGTTCGCCAACGAGATGAACGACCGCATCATCCCGCCCGGTCAGGTGCCCGAGGTGCTGACCTACCTGCGGGACAACCTGCCCGGCGAGGTGAAGGACAACACCACCGGCGAAGTCGTGCAGAAAGGGGGCGTCGTCATCTTCGTCGGCTTCCACCACTGCCTGCGTTCACCCGACGCCGCCTTCGTGGTGCAGGCCACGAAGAACATGGTGTGGGGATTCAAGGGAACCCGCCGCACCTTCATCGCCCTCGGCCCCATCCTCACCCTGCCCATCGACCTGCAGGGAGAAATGCTCCGCTACACCGTGGAGTATCCCACCCGTGCCGAGTGCGAGGCCATCGTGCGCCGGCTGGTCACGCAGATGAACGAGGACGTGGCCGCAGCCGGTGGGGTGGAGGGCTACGTTCCCCCCACCGACGAGGTGATCGAACGGGCCAGCCGCAGCCTCGTCGGACTGAAGTCGCCGGGCGTGGTCGAGCAGACCGTGGCCCTATCCCTGGGAGCCCGCTTCGGCGGGCTGTCCGTCGAGCGCATCAACAACCAGCGCGTCCTGGAGATCAACTCCCAGGCATGGTTCAAGGTCATGAACAGCAAGCGCACCTTCGCCAAGGACTACCTCGGGTACGAAGCGGCGGTGGAGGACATCCTCTCCCTGCTGGAGAGCGACCGTGCCAACATCACTCTGGTGGTACGGCTGGAAGAAATCGGAGACGTCTTCGGAGGACGAGCGGCCGGCGGCGCCACGGACGGCGGCGTGAAGGACGACATCCGCCAGGAGTTTCAGAACTTCTCCGAGGACAACCAGTGCCTGGGTGCCATCCTGTACGGGGAACCGGGCAGCGGCAAGAGCCTGCTGTCGGAGTGCGCCGCCAACCACCTGGGCGTCATCGGCATCGCCTTCGACATCAACGCCTGCCTGGAATCCCTGCTCGGGAACAGCGGCATCAACTTCCGCTCCGCCCTGCGCACGCTGAAGGCGCTGGCCGGCGACGGGACGATCCTGTTCCTTGCCACCAGCAACACCCTGGACATGCTGCCGCAGTTGAAGTCCCGCTTCAGCGAGGGCATCTACTACTTCCCCATGCCCGAGGACAAGGACGTGGCTGCCCTGTGGGCGCACTACCGCAAGGTCTACCAGATCCCCGAGGACGATCCGACGCCCGTCGTCAAGCAGTGGACGGGACGAGAGATCCGCAACTGCTGCCGCTCCGCTTACAACCGCAGGTGGTCGCTGGCGAAGGCCGCGCAGCGCATCGTGCCCGTCTCCGTCGAGGGCAGGGCGGAGATGGAGCAGCGCATGAAGCAGGCCCACGAGCGCCTGCTCTCGGCATCCAAGCCCGGCATCTATCGGATGCCGTCAACCATCACGCCCAGCAACGGGCAGACCGCGGGCCAGCCGGTCCGCCGAGCACTGGAGGTGGACTGACATGCCGTTCACGACCTACATCAGATGGGACCGCGAGAAGCGGGAGGCAGCCAAGTAATGCCCTGCTTCACCCGGTATGACGTGCAGACCACGACCACCCTGCAGTGGGAGGAACAGCGCACCGACGTCGGCCTGCTGCGGCTGGCGCTGGAGGACATGGGGTTCGTAGTCGTGGCCAACGGCCCACGCCTGTCCGCCACCCACCCGCAGTACGGCACCCTCACCTACGAGAAGGGGAGGATGACGCAGACCTCCCGCAGCAGTAACGCCCCCATCAACGTGGCGGAGGTGCGGCGATCCTACAACAAGCGGGTCGTCCACCAGCAGGCCCGCAAGTACGGGTGGCGGTGCCCGGCGCCGGGCACCGTCGAGTACCAGAGAAACGATTGGAGCGTACAGAAGTGAAGCCGAGCGAACATGACGCCACCCCGAAGTATTCCCGCAGGGTGCGGGAGCCTCACAAGACAACAGGGATGGGGCAGATCGTCATACCTCTGGGTCAGCACCTCGCCCTGTTCGCCGCCTGCCATGACGGGCAGATCCCGCTCGACGTGGCGGTCAGGGTCAACCCGAACGGGGATCTGATCGTCACCGTAAGAGATGGTCGCCGCAGCGGGGGCGGGAAGATCGTTGCCCAGACGTCCATCCTGCGGAACTGCCACCCCACTAACCCCTACAGCGTCGTGTACTCAGGAGAAACCGCATGAGATTCACAGCGGATACCCTGGCGAAGTGCGAGGACTGCGAATACCTGTCCGACCTCGTGGACACCGACCTCGGCGGCTGCCTGAATACCCTGTGCCGGCCCTGCGCCAAGCGACGCATCGACCAGAAACCTGGGCTGTCCTGCTTCACCTGCAAGCAGGAGGGCGAGCAGAGATACTGGTCGTGCGAGGCGTGCGGCCAGGACTTCTGCTTCACTCACCGGGAGCACAAGTGCGCAGCCGTCACGGAGCAGCACGAGGGACACAACAAGTGATAACTCATCGCATCTGTCCGCTCACCTACGATGAGCCCGATGGTAGTCGCACCGAGTGCGGGTTGTACGTCGCAGACGAAGTTCCTGACGACGAGCCCACCTCAAAATACTGGAGCGAGACTACCTGCGACAACTGCCTGTACGAACGCAGTAACTGCGGAGGAGGAGCATGAAGAACATCATCAAGATCACCTTCACAGACAGCGGGCTGGTGAAGTTCGAGACGGGGGAGTTCTCCCCCGCCGTACACGGCAGCGCCGACCGCCTGATCGAGACTGCCGTCCAGGCGCTGGGCGGCACCGTCGAGAAGCAGAAGGCCAAGCGCCAGCACACCCACACGCACACCCACGACCACCTGCACCAGCACTGAGAAAGGAAACGATGCAATGACCAACACCGTAATCGACACCCTGAACAAGCGAGTGGACGCACTCGCCGCCAGCGAAGACGCCAGCAAGATCAACCAGGGCCTGCTGTGGATCCGCGAGCAGGCGCAAGCCGGCCGCATCCAGCCGGACCTGAGCAACACCCTGACCGACCGGCTGCAGCAGGCGCTCGACCGGCTGCGCAACCGGGACCGCATCCTCGCCGAGAGCGTCGGTCGGGAGGCGGGCAACTTCCAGCGCAGCGAGGGCGACGCCCGCCTGCTGCGTACCGCCGAGCGCGTCATCGCCCAGCCGAAGGCTTCGCCGAAGGACGAGGAGGACGTACCCGAGATTCCCGAGGTCGAGGATGAGCCCGCCGCACCGGCCACGCCTGATGAGGCGATGGCGCAGGTGGAGCAGCAGTGGACGCAGCAGGACGTCGAGGCGGAGATGCGGGAGGCGAAGCGGCAGACCGGCAGCCGCGCCTACCGTGCGAAGGAGCCGGTGTTCCTGGTCAAGATCGTCAAGCACGAACTCGGCAACGACCGCACCCTGCGCAAGAACGAGTACGAGGTGGCTGGCACCAGCAAGGCCCGCACCCGGGCCACCAAGTTCCTGCTCGACCCGAAGTTCTTCCAGCCCATGCGGGAGGTCTTCACCGAGTTCGATTATAAGGTCAGCCTGCTGGCCCTGCCCGTGCCGTTCCGCGGCGGCTTCAAGCCCATCCCCATCTCGAACATGAAGAAGTTCTACGCCCTGCTCAAGGAATTCCGCCAGCGGCTGAAGGACCTGGGCGAGTCCTACATCATCCCCAACTACCCGTCCGAGGTGCGCAAGGCGGCGGGCGAACTGGGCCCCCGCTTCGTGGCCAGCGACTACGTGGCGCCGAAGGTGGCCGCCAGCAAGTTCGGCATCGACGTCGACTACTACACCCCCGGCGTACCCGAGGGGCTGGCTGCGGTGGGCGAGGAGTTCCTGCAGTCGGAACTCGGCGAGGCCGAACGGCAGGTGCAGGAGATGCTGGCCCGCACCGAGGACGCGCTGGCTGCCAGCATGGAGGAGATGGTGGGGAAACTCCTCAAGTCTGTGCAGGGCGGCAAGAAGTTCTACGACACCGACGTCACCAAGTTCGTCGACTTCCTGCAGGCGTTCGGCAACCGCAACATCACGGGGAACGAGCGCCTCGCCGAACTGGTGAAGAAGGCGGACAGCGTGCTGCGTGGGGTCGACGTCAAGGACCTGAAGAAGGACGACCGCATGAAGGAGTACATCGGCTTCGCCATGTCGGAGGTGGCGGAGGGGCTGGCCAAGTACGTCAAGGACAAGCCCGCCCGCCTCGTCAGTGCCGACGACACCGGCGACGAACTGGAGTAGAAAGGACGCAACGCAATGAACTACTACGTCTACCAGGAGCCCGCCCGCGACATCGCACGAGCGTACCGTACCCACACCGGCCCCTTCACCACTCGCCAACAGGCGGAAGCGGTGGCGGCACGGATCGCCCAGACCGGATACTCCACCTGGATCGAAGCGGAGGACGACTGAATGATCACCAAAGTCGTCACCTACCGAGCGGCGTACCTCAACGATGTGGAGATCGACCTGTGCGAAAAACACGCCGAGCAGGATGCGCCGACCGGGATTCCTCTCGGCGGCGCCCTCGTCGGAGCGCACTACGGGGTATGCTCGGCGTGCGTGATGGAGCAGCGGCTCGACACCTCCATCGCCCCGTATCACCGCAAGGGCTCCTGGCCGCTGCGGCAGGACTAGCCTGACGTGGACGACCGGCAGCCCCCGCCCCTGTCGCAGGTACTGCTCATCTACTTCGCCATCCTGATACTCTGCGGACTGCTGTTCGCCTGACAACCGCACATCCCAGGGAGGGGAGGTGCCGCCATGGAGGGCGGCTTTCTTTTTCTCGGCGCAGGAACCTGCCCCTGCTGCGGTTGGGTTGGGTTCCTGTGGGGAAGAGGGGATGTGGTCCTCTGTTCCACCTGCCGAAAAGCGTTGACAATATCTTCACAAGATTGTAGGATGCAGAAGGAGGATTGATTGTGAATACTGACAGAGAGCAGGTCCGGCGGATCGCCGAGGCCAACGACGCATTCCGCACGGGACCGTTTCTAAATCTGGGCGTCTCGCCCCGGCTGGCCGGCGTCTTCTGCCGAAGCGAGGGGCTGCCCATAGCTGCGGTCATGGCCCGCATCCAGCAGCAGGAGTTCCCCGAGAACACGGCGTCCCCCGCCCACGACTTCGCCCACCTGTTCGTGGGCGGCGTCGAGGTGTGGTGGCGAGTGCTCGACGAGGGGGACAGCAAGCGGCTGATGATCTTTCTGCCCGACGAATACTCGCAAATCGAGGACGTCTACAGGGGGTGGCTGTGATGGAATGGGGCGGTGTGGAGATCGGCAGGGCAGAAGTACCGTGCACCGGGCCCGACTGCGGTTGTCCTGTCTGCGCGATGATCGCGCCCTTCAGGGAACTGCCGTGCGACCGATGCAGCCAACACCCCTGCCGCTGCGACGACTACGAGCGGCAGGTCAACGCCATTCGACACGGAGATAAGGAGCCATGAAGTACAAAGCCGTCGCCGCCCTGGTCGCCAGCCTGCGGGATATCCTCGACATGATCCCCCACAGGAGCATGGCCTGCGACAACAACCCCGCAAGTCGGCGTCCATGCTTCTGTCACAAGCAAGCCATCCACGAACGCATCGACGAACTACAGGGAGAACTCGCGAAGGAGGACTGATGCAATGAAACTACTGGGAGTGCAGTGCTGGTACAGCGTGCCGGACGCGGCCACGGTACGGGCCGACGTCCTGGACGACAGACTGCGGGTGGCGGGGTGGGAGAAAGCGGTCCCCTCACGACGGGGACCGACCGACGCCCTGCGGCGCAGCCTGTCCGACCTCGCCGCCCAGTTCCCCCACGTCGACTACCAGCCCCACCACGAGGGCTGGGGGATCTGGGGGCACTTCAAACGGGACGGCAAGTACACGCGCAAGGGGCTGCTCAAGATCGAAATCCACAGCGGCAACCTGCGGCGCACCTGGATGGCGCCCGACGAGCACTACCACCCGCAGGCCGAGCGCCTGCTGGCGTGGCTGTCACAGCGGTACCAGTGGTACCTCACCCACCACGACACCGACAAGATCCGCACCTGCGTCTACGCCACCATGAACCTGCTCAACATCCCTCACGTCCGGCCGGGCGTGTACTTCATCCCGCCGGACAAGCGGAGGCTGGTCGACGACCTGCGGGCCGTGTTCGGAGCGGACACCCTGGACCGGGCCGAGGTGCGGTTCTCCGACTACCACCTGCCGGATACCCCACACAACCGGGCCATGCTGGCAGGGGACATTCTTCACAACATTGAAGAGTACATGGAGAAGTGCCGCATGGCGGTGCTGCGCTACGACCTGGAGGATGTGACCCCGCATCCCGAGACCATGCGCGACTGGCTCAAGCGGCTCGACAATATCCGGCAGACCATCGCCTACTTCCGCGAGCACGTTCTCGGCGACGACATCGCTGCCCCCTCCGACCTGGAGGAACTGCGGGATCGCATCGCCGAGATCCGCAGCCGTGCAGTACGGGGGGCTGCCCGTCAGGAGGACCCCGCTGCATGAAGGCCGCATGGCATGAGCGCACCCGACAGTTCGTCCTCATCCCACAGGGAGCCGAGGACCAGGAGAAGATCGAGAATCTCCGCCGCCGCGGACTGGCCCGCCCCGACCCGGTGCGCCGTGTCACCTTCGTGCAGGAGGTGGCGTGGGCCGAGATGCATGAGTGGGGCTGGGCCGACGACAACCTGCGCCACCTCTTCAGGCGGTACACCGAGGAACCGAGGCCGGTTCCGTGGGGACCTCGCCTGGGGTGCGACGACCAGCCGTGGTTCCGCAACCCCGACATGCTCAAGCCCTACCAGAAAGAGTGCGTGTCCCGTGCAGTGGACGCCTGCCTCTTCAAGAAGCGGGGGTACGGCGTCTTCCTCGGCATGGGTACGGGCAAGAGCCTGATCGCCCTGGCTACCTTCAAGATCCTGCAGGGCCTCGGCAAGGTGGAAGCCATGCTAGTGGTGTGCCCCAAGCGCGTCATTAGCGAGTGGTACGCCGAGTGGCAGAAGCACCTGGGCGGGATGCCCGGCGCCGCCGAGTTCCTGGCCATCAACTACGAGCGCCTGCGTACCACCAAGGGGCTCGACGAGATTCGTTCCTTCATAGGAAACCGAAAGGTGATGCTGGTGCCCGACGAGGCGCACAACATCGCCAATGCCACATCCCAGCAGGCGGAAGGGGTCTCCGCAGTGGCTGACCTCTGCCGCTTCGTCCTGCCTATGACGGGGACGCCGGTGCGCAACCGGCCTCTGTCCTTCCTGCCCATCTACCACCTGACCACCGGCGCGGTGCTCACCGAGCAGCAGTTCAGCCGCAAGTTCCCGGAGCGGCTCTACCCCAACGGGACCAAGCGGTACAAGAACCTCGAAGAGTTCGCCCCCATCTTCAACGCCATCGGCTACCGAAAGGCGGAGGCCGAACTCGGGCTGGACCTGCCGCCGCCTCGGGTGCGGCTGGTGACGGTACCCCTGGCCACCAGCCAGCGCACCAAGTACACCCAGATGGCGCAGGAGTTCTACGCCACCCTGCAGGGCATGGACGACAGGGAGTTCACGGTGCGGGCCAAGAGTGGCCTGTCCCAGATCACCCGTCTGCTGCAACTGTCCTCCCACCCAGGCCTGCTCGGGGACAGCCTGAACGACGCCTACCTCACCCGTATGCAGGTCGTGCGGGAGATCCTCGAAGAGGCTGGCGACGAGAAGGTGGTGATCTGGAGCCGCCACCCGGAGATTCTCAGCAGCATCGGCTTCTCTCACCCCGACCGCAACCCGGTCGTGCTGCACGGGCAGACCGGCAAGAGTGACAGGTGGGTGAACGACGAGAAGGACCGCTTCAACAACGACCCCTCCTGCACCCTCGGGTGCTTCTCCGTGTCGGCCTTCGGCCAGGGCCTGAACCTCCAAGAGAACTGTCGGCTGGCTATCTACTACGACCTGACGTGGGCCTACGAGCGCCACGCCCAGAGCATGAAGCGGCTCCACCGCATCGGGCAGACCCGGCGGGTGGAGATCGTGGTGCTGCTGGGGCAGGACACCATCGACGAGTACGTGTGGAACCTACTCACCAGCAAGCGCCAGGACGAGGAGATCATGACGGGGGTCCCGTCCTCCTCTGGTATCACGGAATCGATGACACGAGACGGGCTGATGGCAGCCCTCAAGAAAGGACTGAAGATGCGATGAACGATACACGAACCCCCTCCCCCGGTACCCCCGGCTTCCCGATCAACGAGCCCACCCTGGTTGCGCATCACCTCCGCACCGAGCGGCGCATGGCCGCCCTGCGTGACTCCTTCCCCACCCTGCGGTCCCGCTTCGACGGGCAGCCCTGGGATGTCGACGAGATGCTGGAGTGGCAGCACAGCAAGTACAACACCAGCAGCGGCAGTCAGGTGGCCACCGACTTCGTGCTGCACGTCTGGAACTACTGCCGCTTCCCCTTCGACCTCGGCCGGGCCCTGAACGTCTGGGATACCAACCATCGGGAAGCCTGGATGGCCTGGGCACGGGACCCCTGGTTCGCCTGATACTACGGAAACGAAAGGACAACGAGAAGCAATGAGCGACCCCCGAACCGAATCCACGCAATTCACCCTCACCCTGCGCAAGACCATCGCTACCGACCTGACCCGAGCCGCGGTCGAGAGGGAAGTGGCCCTGGCCACCTACATCGAGACCACCCTGCGGGAACACGTCCTGCAACTGCGGGCCGGCTGGGAGCGGGCCGACCAGGAGCGACGAGCGGCGGAGGAGACGCCCCTCGCCGTGGTCGTGGCGGACCAGGAGCAGGACGCCGAGAGGGCGGAGCCGGAGGACGTCACCCCGGCCGTCTACCAGTACAAGACCCACTACCTGCACAGCACCAACCGAGCCGGGGGGCGCCTCAGCCTGTGCGGCTACTGGCTGAAGGCGGAGCAGCCGGCCACCGAGGACGCGGGCGAGGTGACTTGCGGCCGCTGCCTCAACGACCTGAGATAGAAAGGAACGAGAGCGACATGGGAGACATCAGCAACGAGCGCAAGCAGGAAGCCCTGGCGGAAATCCGCAAGCGGCTGGAGGCGAAGGGCCTGACCTTCGAGGGCGATACCTGGACGGTCCTGACCGGCCTGGAGGACGTGCCGAAGGTGGGGCTCTACATCCGTGTCGACGTCTGGGGAAGCGCCCGGAACAAGCCCAACCAGCGCCTCTACATCCGTGTAGGAGGCTGGCGGGGCGAGAAGTTCCATGACCGCAAGAAGGGCGGCTTCGACTACGACGCCATCGTGGAGTACGTCTACAACTACGTACAGCGAGAGATCGAGAAGACCCGCGCCAGCCGCAAGGCCGCCGTCGCCTACAGCCACTACCAGGAGATCGCCAACCGCCTGGGGGATGAGTACGGGCTGCTCGACTACGACGTGCAGACCCACTCCGATGGAGTGACGATCAGAGCCACGCTCCGCGCCGCCGACGAGGCGCAGGCCCGCCGCATGATCGAGTTCGCCCTGGCGGAGCGGCTCCTGAAGCCGGACACCCGCACCTTCGAAGAACTCCACGCCGCCCTGGAGCGGGTGCGGGAGTCATGGGACCACTACACCAAGCCCCTGCGGAACCTGAAGGGGGGCTGGCCGACCCTGACCCGCTACACCAAGGACGGCTACGCAGCCGAGGAGGGGTGGCGACTCGACAGCCCGGCGCTGGGGGTCTGGGAGGTGCCCTGCTGCACCGGCACCGCCGTCTTCCGAGTCTTGGGGCAGATGGCGCAGAAGGCCCGGGAGGTCCTGGCTCAGCAGAAGATCGCCGCGAAGGAGGCGGCTACGCCATGAGTCGAGCCACGGGCATCGTCCGCTTCGAGAGCGACGGCTCCTTCGCCTACTTCCTCTACAACGGTACGGTCGACGTCTGTTGGACCCGCCTCGTCGGCACCATCGGCGAAGCATGGGGTACCGAGGGGCGCTCCTACTACAACGCCCCACCCAACGAGCAGGGGCACGCCGACCGCTTCCGCTGCTGCGCCTGCGGGCAGCCGCCCGAGAAGGTGGAGATCGCCACTGACTACGGGTACGGCTTCCACTGGCCGGGTACGGCCTGCCGGTACTGCTGCGCTCTGCTTGATGGGCACAACCCCGACGCCCCGGTGCCTGGGCAGGATCCGCCGACTACGCCCTTTGCATCCTACCACCCCACCTGCTACATCGACCTGCAAGACCGCGGGTTACCCGAGTGGTGGGAAGAAGCGGTCAAGCAGTCCCGAGAGAAGGAGGAGTCAGCCGAGGCTCCGTAGAAGTCCCGACAGGTTCATTGCATCCTGTTCCTTTCGTGTAGGGGAGAGGCCTCTCGTGTCGACGGACGCGGGGGGCCTTTCTTTTTGCCCTCCGGCCCTGTCGAACGAGTGTTCGGCCGGGGATGATTGAATAGCCGAGGACTTTTGGATCTCGGGGGGAGGCCAAGCGTCAAGCGCAGGCCGACCCCTACGATCAAATCACTTGCCCTATTACGTCCAGGGGACTGCAAACGATTGCTCACCCCTCCCTCGGCAGGAGCCTTCTTCGGCTGGGATGTGGGTATGTGGATAACTTGTGGACAAGTCCCTCGGCGGAAAAAAGTCATGAAGAAGCCCTCTACCCCTCTTGACAGGGAGAGGGCTGTCGGATATAATGGTGTTCAGCCACGAACACACACCTATAGGCTATAGGACATACTTCCCATCTAAGTGGCGAGCCAAACATAGAAGAACAATCAATCTTTCGTTTGGCACCCCCGGTATGTTCTATGGGCGAATGAGTGTCGTGGCTTGTTTGGCCGCCAAGAGGATTCAAGGGGGTGTCATTCATTTTGAGCCCTGCGGAGTACGATCTCCACGTCGTTCAAGAACGGACCCGCGAGTCGGCCAAGACCGAGCAGCCGGGGATGTCGAAGTGTCGTTATTGCCTGCTCACCCATCGAGGGGGGCGCCCGTTCGTCAAGAACGGAGTCCGTAAGCAGTACGGTCGGCAAGCCAAGATCGTCTTGTGGGAGGCAGCCCACGGCCCGATCCCCGAGGGGTACCACCTCTACGCCATGTGCGATCGGGCGTGGTGCGTCAACATCGAGCACATGGCCCTGTTCAAGTCCAACGCTGGCGCCCGCATCCGGAAGTTCCTGGACTGGTGCGCCGCCCGCGGCGAGAACCCGTTGACTTTCGTCCGAGATGCGATGCTCCACCTTACTGCGGATCTGGCGCAGTCGATTCGGTCGTGGGCCAAGCGTGTCACCAATCGCCGCTACCGTTATGGGGAGGAGCCCCCCCGACAGCGGCGAGAGCCTGCGATAGCACCGCCGCCGGCTGACGAGGAGTCCCTCGACCCTCCCCCCAGCATAGAGGAGATGGAGGAGGCTGCAGCCGAGCCGGTTCCGGTTACACTTCCCTGCTACGTCTGCGGCCGGCTTGCGGGGACCACGCTGCAGCAGGTTCTCCTGAACATGCGTATACGGCTGTCCCGGGAGGATATGTACCACGCCTGCCGGTCCCCCTACGGGGCGCTGTCCTCCCTTCAGGAATCCGTAGAGATCGTTCCTCTCTGTGACGACCACCAGACCGAGGAGGTCCTGGCTGAGGGGCTGACACGAAGAAAGGGGCTGGGCTGAGGGCGTGCATCCCAAGTTGAAGAAGCAGCGCCGCCGGCTGGAGGCGGAACCCATCCCGGTCGACGTGGAGTGTACCGAGTGCGGTGCCCAGGAGACCGTCGACTACAACGAGGTGCTGGCCTGGGGGCAGGTGAACGGGCTGCTGCCCGCTCCCGTCATCAACCGGGACCAGACCCGCCTCGACCGCAGACTGATCCGAGACTGCCTGTACGAACTTCGCAAACGCAAGCCCTCGGTGCTGGCCGAGGAGATGAGGGAGGCGGGCTTCATCTGCCCCGCCTGCCACGAGAAGGAGGCCACCCTGACGTGAGCAGCATGAGGTTCAGGCTCCTGGAGCCGAACTCCCACCAGACGGACATCCTGCCGGTCGCCACGGCACGAGACGAGAAGCATGCCCTGCGCATTGCTGAGGGCTTGCACGCCGAGTTCGGGCTGGTGCTGTCCATCGTGGACTACGCCGACCACTCCGACCCCCGCCTGCTGGGCACCTGGGTCGGGGGGAAGTTCTTCGGCGAGGACGGGAGGGAGCGTCCGCCGCAGCGCGACGACGGGGGCGCCCCGGTTCCACGTTCTCCCGGTCACGGAGGACCGCCTCGCGGAGTGCGGGGTGGGTCGGGGTTCGAGGTGCGCCATGCCGGGTAAGCACGACCTCGCCACCTGGAAGGACTTCCCGGAGGACGCGGTGGCTCGTGGGACGATCTACGAGCATCGTATCTGGGCCACCTTTACGAAGGAGCAGTTCGCGTGGCTGGCGCGCAAAGCGGGGGAGATGGCAGAACGGGACCTTACGGGACGGGCAGTCAAGCCTATCCACGTCCTGCGTTACCTCATCGACCGCATGATGCGGGAGGACAGCGACAAGCAGGAGGGGGTCCGTCGCCCCGCCCTCCCCTCCGCTGACTGGCTGAAGGCACAGCCCGGCACCGAGCGCCGGAGGCGGGAGCGGTACTCGGGATGAAGAAGTTCCGCGGCCACCTCTACCAGTGCGACGACGGTTCCTTCCGCCTCGACACCTACGAGATCGAGGACGGGCCCGAAGGGCGGAAGGTGGCCCACCGAAAGTTTCTTGGGTGGGAGATGCCGCAGGCGATGTCGGCGATGCAGCGAATGGTGATGGACTCCCTGGTTGACCAGAAAAATCGGGGAGGTATCACGCAAACGAAAGAAATTCCCTCGACTAACCCCTAGACAATCTTCACAAGATTTGCTAGGATGGGTGAGCGAGCGAATATCCCAACTCCAGGAGGAAAGCACATGGGAGTGACGGCAACGAAGAAGGGTCCGGGCCGCCCGAAGGGCAGCAAGAACAAGCCGAAGGCGGCGCCCGCCCCGGTCATCGACGACGGGCTGGACGACGACGACGACGGGCTGGACGACGACGATGACGGCGACGAGGACGAAGTTCCGGACGTCGACGACGTGGACGAGATCCCCGACGTCGAGGAGGACGACGAGGACATGAACCTGCCGCAGGAGTTCGTCGAGGACGCCCTGCGCAGCGCCCCCAAGAAGGGCGTCAAGTCCGAGCCGCTGCCCGAGAAGAAGGCGAAGGCCGAGAAGGCGGCGCCCGCCGAGGTCGACCTGGGGCCGGTGTTCGAGGCGCTGAAGGGGCTGGAGACGAAGGTCCCGAAAGCGGTGTCGGCCGTGACCAGCGATCAGATCGCCAAGATCGAGGGGCGGCTGGGCGAACTGGAGACCGCCATCGAGAAGGTGGGGCAGCAGGTCAGCCGTCTGCACACCTACCTGGAGGGCGCCCTGCCCCCCGAGCCGGCTCCGCCGAAGTCGGGTGACGCCGAGGCCGCGGCCAAGAAGTCCGAGGAGACCTCCGCCAAGAAGTCGGGGCTGACGGAGGAGCAGCGGGCGGCGCTCACCAAGTACGTGGCTACCCTCTACCGGAAACTCAGGCCGGGCAAGAAGTACGGCCTGAAGTCGGTGGTGGACCTCGTGCAGGACAAGTTCGGCCCGGACGTGGCCACCCCGTCCCGGGTGCAGGGGCTCCTGGAGGAGAACGGCATCCGCATCCTCGACGCCAAGGAAGGCCTGTTCTCCGTCACCGAGGAGGACGACGACTAGCGTTCGCCCTCCCGTGGTCCCGCAAGTTCGGACCGGGCTACTGAACATACGCCCCGGCCCGAGCGAGTTCGTACCGCCGAGCGCCGCTTGAGCGGTACGAGCGGCGGGACTGCGGGGAGGCGACTCCGATTCGCTCTGTGGGGTTCCGACACCTGACGAGCCCTCAAGCCGCTTCGGCGGGCTCGTCGGGCGGGCAACAAGGACGTGCCTTGCGGGACCTCCGGGGCGGATACCACTAGGCGGCAGAGCCCGAAACCGTCCGGCGATGAGTCGGGGAGCGGGCGGGAGGCAGAGTCGGCAACACTTGCTTACCTCCCCTCCAATAGGCAGGTGCAAGTCCTGCTCGCCCCACCAAGATACACGACGAGGATAACGGCGGGTTACCGGCAGGGTAGCACCCTGACGCAGGTTCGAGTCCTGCAATACCCCAGGGCGGGGTGGTGGTTCGACTCCACAGTCTCGTCGTGTACTATTCCCGGAGGATGCAATGAGCGAGCCCACCTTCTACCCCATTGGACGGGGAGAGTACGATCCACGGCTGTGCGACGCCTGCGGCCTGAAGGCCGGGTGTACGACTTGGAAGGTCCCCACCATCTCCACAACCAGCACCCAGGTCGACATCCTCCTGGTGGGGGGAGCCCCCGACGAGGTGGACGACGAGGAGGGCTTCCCCTTCAGCGGCGACCCCGGCGCCGTGCTGCAGCCCTGGCTAGACGCCTGGGGCGGGACCTACGCCCTGTCCAACGCCGTGCGCTGCCGTACCGGCAAGCCCGACGAAGACCAGATCGCTCTGTGCCGGCAGTATCTGGCCCGGGACATCGCTCGGCTGAAGCCGAAGGTCGTGGTCGCCCTGGGCGCTATCGCCCTGCAGGCGCTGTGGCCGGAGGGCCCCAAAACCGTCAACGAGGCCCGCAAGCGCACCTACAACGCCGGCCCCTACCACCTGCTCACCACCTACCACCCGTCGTACCACATCCGGGGCAACGACTGCACGGAGGAGTACACCCGCATCTTCACCCGCGCCGCCGAGATCATCGAGGGCGTGCAGGAGCGGGAGCCTGACATCCGGCTGGTGACCGGCGGGGAGGACCTCGCCACCCTGCGCAAGCAGATCCTGCGGGCCGAGGTCGTGACCTTCGACTGCGAGTGGGGCAGCCCGAAGAAGGCGAAGGAGCACGCCCCCGACATGCTCACCTACTGGATGCCGAAGGTACCCTTCGTGTGCGTCGGCTTCGGCACCAGCCTGGACGAGCCGGTGTGGGTGGTGCCGAAACGGCTCATGACGCGGGAGTTCCTGTCGTGCCTGAAGGGCAAGATCCTCGACGGGCACAACGTCCACGTCGACGTCTCCTGCCTCGCCCACTACTTCGAGCCCAACCTGTACTGGATGCTCAAGGGCGTCCACGACACCATGATGACCTTCGCCTCGCTCGACCTGGGTAAGATCGGCAACAGCCTGGAGTCCCTGTGCGATCACCTGCTCGGCATCGAGAATTGGAAGGGCGCAGCCTGGGAAGCAGTGGAGGCCGAGAACGAGCGACTGCGATCCCTCAAGCAGAAGCCCGTCGCCTCGCTGGCGGACGTCCCCATTCAACTGGTAGCGGACATGAACGGGCGGGATGTGTGGAACACCATGCTGCTGCGGGAGTATGCTATCAAGCACGTCCAGGCCCCGCCGGTCTACGAGACGCTGCTGCGGGACGCCATCGTGGCGCTGGGGCAGACCACCCTCAACGGGCTGCCGGCAGACGCTCACTACTGCCGTGCGCTGGAGACCGCCAGCAAGCGATGGGCCGGGGAGATCCTGCAGAAGATGCGGCGGATGCCCGAGGTGAAGGCGGTGGAGCGGGACCTGCCTAAGCGGTTCGGCGGGGTGTTCTCCCCCAACTCCCCCATCTGCCAGTACGCCCTGGTCAAGACCACGGGCGCCATCGTCCACCGCCGCACCAAGACGGGCAAGCCGCAACTCGACAAGAAGGAGGTCTTGCCCGAACTGGCAGCCGGGCACAAGGCCTGGAAGTACCTCGTCGCCTTCAAGGAGTGGGACAACCTCGGCAACAAGTTCCTCACCCCGTTGCAGCACCACATCGTGGACGGACGGATCCACACCGAGTACCAGTTGTGCAAGACGGACCGCGGTGAGGGGGACAGCGGGGAGGAGGGCGCCGTCACCGGCCGCCTGTCGTCCACCCGCCCCAATATCCAGAACCTGAAGAAGGACCCCACCTTCCGTAAACTCTTCCAAGCCCAGCCGGGCTACGCCTTCGCCGAGTTCGACTTCGCCCAGGTGGAGGTGCGCATCGCGGCGTGGCTGTGCGACAGCCGCAACCTCATCAAGGCCTGCCTCGCCGGCGACATCTATCAGGTGATGGCCTCCGACCTGTGGGGGCTGCCGCTGGAAGAGTGCAAGAAGGGCACCAAGAAGCGTGAAATGATGAAGGTCGGAGTGCTGGCGATGATCTATCGCGAGACCCCGAAGACCTTTGCCAGCCGCAACAAGTTGTCGCTGCATGAAGCCGAGGACTTCCACAAGAAGTTCCACAGGCGGTTCCCCGAACTGAAGGCGTGGCAGGAGTCGCTGATCGAGGCGGCCTACCGCGGTGACCTCATCACCACTCCCTGGGGGCGGCAGCGGTCCTTCGAGTTCACGGGACGGGCGGACTGGCACGTTGAGAATCAGGTGGCTAACTTCCCCGTGCAGAGCACGGCCAGCGACTGCACCCTGTGGAAGTTGATCCGCACCTTTCGCGACAACCAGCGCCTCATCCCGGTCAACGTGGTTCACGACGCTATCTGGGCGGAAATCCCGCTGGGCGTGGCCGAGGTCGTGGCCGAGAAGCAGGAGGCCCTGATGCGGGAGATGGACTACCCCTTCAAGATCCCCGTGCCCCTCGACGTCGAGGGGATGCTGGGGCCCAGCCTCGGAGAGTTGATGGGGCCCAACGGATACACCGACAAGCAGGGCGTGTACCACATGGGCTACCGTGAGTGGCTCGACACCATGAGGGAGGAAGCAGCGTGAGACAGGCGATCCTGAAGATCAACAGCCAGAAGATCGAGGTGCGGCAGGGACAGTATGTCGACTTCTGCACCGAGCGCAGCCTGAAGCGGCGGAAGGGAGCGGTGCTCCAGTTCCTGTGGCCGCTCGACAGCCACGACGGGCGCTGGGTCTATCGGCCCAGCCTGGAGGTACCCGAGTTCAAGCGGGTGACCCGCGCCCAGGTCAACGCCATCGTCGAAGCCCTCGGCGAGAAGTTCATCGTGAAGGTGAAGGACCTCTCGTAGGGGTTGACGGCCAAATCTTCACAAGATATAATTTAGTTCACAAGAAAAGGAGGAGCGACATGGCTTCGAAGAACGGGAAGGACAACGAGCGTGAGCGGTTCGCACAGTACCTGGAGATCGACGGGGATCCGAGCACCGTCGAAGAGAAACTGCGCACCCTGCCCGCCGAGTTCATGCGGCAGGTGCAGCGCAAGGCCGGACTGGCGCAGATGCGCAACGATGCGGACAAGGATGCCGAGAGGATCCGCGTCGACCTGTACCTGGAGTACCGGCGGCAAAAGGACGAAGGGGACAAGACCCTGACCGAGGACACTATCTCGGCCAAGATCAAGTCCGACGAAGGGTACCAGGAGGCCTGCGCAGAAGTGAACCGTCTGGAGTTGGCGGAGGTTGTCCAGCAGGGCCGCCTCGAAGCCCTCCGGATCATGGAGCGGTGCGTGAACTCGCTGGCGACCGCGCTGGCGACGGAGCGCCGCCTCTCCAAGTAAGAAGCCCCTCGGGGCGAACTAACGTCCCCTGGCCGGGGACAAGAAAGCGAGGACGGCCCTATGGCCAAGTTGTTCGACGCCGCAACCGTGAAGGCGTCCCTGGCGGACGACAGGCTCAAGAGCCTGCGACAGACCTACGGCAAGGGGAAGGGTAAGTACGAATTCCAGTTCGTCAAGACCTCCCAACTCAGCCCCGGCGTGTACCGCATCCGCTTCCTCCCCCCGTTCCCCGGACACGCCAAGCGCATCCCCGTGCGCGTCGTCACCCACAGCGTCGAGATCAAGATGGGTAAGGACCCGATGCGGGTGCAGTGCAACGGGAAGGAGTGCCTGATCTGCCGGCTCCTGCTGATGATGGAGCCGCGGCTCGACGAACTGAGCGACCCGAAGAAGGATGCGCTCAAGATCATGAACCCCTGGGAGCGGTACTACTTCCCGATCGCCATCGGCGCCCAGCCGGACCCGAAGGGCTCGGCCAAGTACCCGCAGTGGGTGCCGGACAAGTCGGTGGAGAAGGGCATCCTGCTCATCGTCCAGGCGGACGGCATCATGTCGAACATCCTCGCGAAGTTCGAGAAGTACCCCGACCTGTCCGATGTCGAGGAAGGCCGCTACCTGAAGTTGGAGAAGGAGGGCAACAACGGCTACTCCTTCTCCGAGCCCGGAGCACCCAGGCCGCTCGGCACCCCCGACCTCTACACCGCCGAGAAGTACCCGAAACTCGACGAGATGCTGTTCAAGAACACCAAGAAGATGGACGGGGAGGACCTACTCGAACTGCTTCAGGGGTGCTGGTGGAGCAAGATCGTCAACTGGGAGGACCTCGACGACGCCGGCCTCGGGGAAGAGGACGACGAAGACGAGGACGACGAGGTGGCGGAGATCGAGGACGAGGATGAGGACGACGAGCCCCCGCCGCCCAAGAAGAAGGCCAAGCCGGTCCCCGCGAAGGCCACGGCCTCGAAGAAGCAGCGCGTGGTCGACGAGGACGACGATGACGAGTCGCCCTGGGGCGACGACTAGATAACCGTTCGGGGCTCGGCTGCGGGTAACCATCACAACACCCTCCGTCCGCGAAAAACCGCAGCCGAGCCCCGACTTTCCTTCGGAGGTACCCCTGTCGTGGCGCGCAGAAAAGTCAACCTCGACGAACTCGATCTCGTAGATCAAGTCGATCGCATCCTCTCCCGAGGGAAGGGGATGTTTCCCGTCTCGTACTGGATGCCCACCGGCTGCGACCTACTGGACTGGAGCATCGGAGGGGGGCTGCCCGGCGGGCGGCTCACCGAGATGTACGGGGGCGAGAGCACAGGCAAGTCCCTGATCGCCCTGTCGGCCGCCAAGCAGTGCCTGCGGGCAGGAGGGTTCGTCTGGTACTTCGACACCGAGCCGGCACTGACGCCACAGCGGTGCAAGGACCTGGGGCTGCCCGAAGAGGAGACCAAGCACTTCATCCCACGCCAGCCCGACTCCATGGAGGAGGCGCTCGACAGCATCGAGACCGTGGCGGCCGGTAGCGCCAACCTCCCGGTGCCTACCCTCATCGTGCTCGACAGCGTGGCGGCCAGCGTGGCGGCCGAGAGCGGCATGGACGGCAAGAAGACCATGGTGAAAGATGTGCCCCGCATCGGCGGAGAGGCGGGCCTGCTGTCCTGGTTCTTCAAGCGGGGGGTGCTGCGACGCATCAACGGCAGCATGGTGACCCTGCTGTTCATCAATCAGGTCCGCTCCAAGATCGGCGGCTTCGGGTACGGCGACGACGAGACCACCCCAGGCGGGCGTTCCCTCCGCTTCTATTCCAGTGTGCGCATCAAGATCGCCCGCCTGAAGATGATGAAGCCGGCGAAGGAAGGGGCCAAGCCGGCGGGGGCCTTCCTCGTGTCGAAGGCGGTGAAAAACAAGGTGGCCACGCCGTACCTGACCGCCGACTTTCCTATCTTCTTCAAGACAGGCATCGACAACGCCCTCGGCCTCATCTACTTCCTGGAGCAGCAGAAGGTGCTGAAGAAGCCCACTGACCAGACGGTGGAGTGGGACGGCAAGAAGTACACCCGGGCCGCGCTGCGCACCGCCATGCGGGGAGATGCGGCGCTGTACGAGGCTGTCCGAGCCAAGGCCCGCGAAGCCTACTTCAAAGAGAGTTAGGCCCGCCCCATGATCGAGACCGTCACGCGAGAGGAGCGTGCGCTGGCATACGTCCTGCGGGACGCCGACGCCTTCGGGGCTCTGCTCGACGTCCTGAAGCCGGACTACATCGAGCACCCCTTCTATGCCGTCATCTACCGGCTGGCCCGCCCCCTCTACAAGAAACTGAAGCGCCCCCCTACTCGGGACGAACTGCTGGCGCTGGTGTCCTCCCGCCTGCCGGTGGGGGAGCCGGTAGAGACCCTGGCCGGCGTCACGGCAGCCGTCGATCACCTCTACACCCTCGACGTGACCGAGGCGTCCTACCTGGAAGTGGCCGAGTACGTCGCCCTGCGGGAGTTGACCGGGCTGGCGGACACGGTGTCGGCCGGCGAAGGCGACGTGGTAGGGCTGCTGGAGCAGGCCCGCTCGGTGGTGGACCGCATCGAGCCTCTGGTGTCGGCGCGAGACGCCACCAAGTTGATCTACCCCCTGCGCACGGAGTACCTGGAGAAACTCCTGGAGGTGGACGACGACGAGGAGGTCATCTCCACTGGGTACCCGTCCATCGACTCCCTGCTGCGCAACCGCGGTATGGGGCGAGGCGAGTTGATGGTGGTGATGGCCCCCACCAATGCGGGCAAGTCCCACATCCTCCTCAACTTCACGGCCAACTTCGTGGAGCAGGGCTTGCGAGTGGCGTATTTCACCCTCGACGACACCCAGACCGAAGTGGATCGCCGCTTCCTGGGGCGAGCCTCTCGTGTCGGGCTCGACCGTCCCTACACCAAGCAGGAGCGCCACGAGGCGCTGCTGGAGTGGATGAGGGAGCGCAACATCAACCCGAACAACCTCGTGCTCACCTCCCTGGTGGCGGAGCGGCTGACGGTGGGTACCATCCGCGGCTACGTCGGGATGATGGAGCGGGACGGCGGCCCGGTCGACGTCATCGTGGTGGACTACGGGGACCTGCTGGAGGCCTCCAACCCCCAGGAGAAGCACCACCTGCGGCTGGGCGACGTCTTCGAGGGTCTGAGGCGTATGGGCAAACTTCACAACGCCCTGGTCCTGACCGCCACCCAGACCAACCGGGACGGCCTGGAGCAGGAGATCCTGTCCCTGAAGAAGGTGGCTGAGGGCTACATCAAGACGTGGCCGGCGGCGCTCTGGCTGGCGCTGTGTCAGACCCCGACCGAGATGGCCATGGAGCCCCCCCGCTGCCGGCTGGCGGCCCTCAAGAACAAGCGAGGACGGGTGGGAGTTGAACTCCCCTTCATTGCTGACTGGGGAAACGCCGACCTGCGGGAGGACCCCGAGGGGCGGCAGCGCAACATCGCCAAGGTCCTGGCCGAGCAGTTGGAGCGGGAGAAGGAAGTCCGTGAGGATCGCGAGTCCCGCCGTCGCAACAACGGAAAGAAATCTTCACAAGATATTGACTCGGGCAGGAAGAGTGCGGTAGAATGGGACAGGCCCCAGAGAAAATATCAAGCGTACCCCGCTGACGGGGACGCGCCACCGGAGGCGCCAGAATAATGGACAAGGATGAACTGCTGTTTCACCTCGTACACGAGAAGGTGGTGCAGAGTTACGCCCAGATGCAGAGCATCCGCGAATGGTGCCTCGCGTCGGCCCAGGCGCTCGTGGCCTATGATGCCGAGATGTCGGGCAAAGAGCGCACTGTCGAGAGCGTGCAGCGAGAGGCCAGGGACGCAGCCCAGAAACTGGCTACCATGCTGGAGGAGTGGACCCGTACCACCAACGTGCGCAACGCCGCGGTCTACCTGCTGTGCGCGGCCACCATCAAGGACATGCTTCGGCTCGTCGAGTACGACGGGCAGGGGCCCTGCCCGGTCTGCGGACAGGAGCATCCCCCGACCACCTCACCCCGTTCGAAGGAGTAGTATCATACAATGGAACAGACGACACAGCCGGATGCGGCCACGATCGAGAGACTGCGGAGACTGGTGGGCGTGTTCGGCACCGTCCCCCGCGGCACCACGCTGGAGGAACTCTACCCCCACCTGGGCGCCCTGAAGTCGGCGCACGACCTGACGCAGCGCCTGTACGCCTCGGCGATGCGGGCGCTGTTCGAGGGGCTGGAGCCGGGCACCCCCGACTACGAAGTCGCGGTCGGTCAGATCAACGGGCTTGTCGCCAAACTGGGGGTGTCTCGTGGCTTCGCTCCGCTGCAGCCGGACAACATCCCGCACCTGGAGATCGCCTTCGCAGCGTCGGTGGTGCAGGTGGTGCTGGAGTACATGATCGCCGGCGCCGAGCACTACGCCCAGCAGTACGCCCAGGCGCTGCAGCAGATCCCCGCCCAGTTCCGCATGCCCGGCACCCGGGTCGACATGGAGTGGTTCGACCCCAACACCGGCGAGCCGCAGGGCAGCAACAACAGCGAGCGCGGGGCGGCCCTGGCCGCCAAGATGCAGGCCGAGCGGGAGGCTGCCGCCGAGGCTTTGAAGGACGTACCTGACGAAGCCTATGAGGCGGAGGGCCTGCCGGACGACTATCCTCCCCCGAGCGTCGAGGTCCCGCAGCGCCCGCCCGCGGACAGCACCATCATGAGGGCGATCGCCGATGAGTAGCACAGCCCGCTTCTTCAGCAACCCGGACGGGACGTTCGAGATCAGGTCTGACTTCAACAAGCAGTTCGTGGAGGGCCTGAAGGAGATTCCACCCGAGGACCGGGACTGGGGTCCCGGTGAGAAGGTTTGGAGCATCAGCAACCCCGACTGGTACCCTACCCTGGTGTCGCTGGCCGAGGAGTGCTACGACAACGTGTACGAGGAGTGAGCCTGTGAAAGTCGCAGAATTCCGAGCCCTGCTCGAAGAGGAGTTCGAGCGCATCCGCGTCCTGAACAAGACGAAGGGTGCGGACTACCGGCGGGGGGAGGACGACGCCTTCGCCAACTTCAAGCGCACGGCAACCTCGCTCGGCCTGACGCCTCAGCAGGTCTGGGCCGTGTACGCCAACAAGCACTGGGACGCCATCCTCAACTACTGCCGGCAGGGGCAGACGGAGAGCGAGGCGATCGAGGACCGGCTGCGGGACGTCATCCTCTACAGCCTGCTGCTGCTCGGCCACGTCCTGGAGGCTGCCGACGTCCAGGACCAGCAGGAGGCCTACGAGACCCTGAAGGAGGCCGGCCTGACGTGAAGATCATGAAGTATCAACTCCCCCCACCGGACCCGGAGGGACACTTCTGCGACCTGCTGATGGACCGGGTACTCAAGATACTGCACGTCGATGTACTGCCGATGACGCACTACATCGTGGCGTGGGCCGCGGTCAACCCGGTGCCCGAGCGGGATCGCAAGCCGCACCGCATCTACATGATTCCGGATGGGCTGGAGGTGGACGTTCACGTACCCCTGACCAAGCACGTCAACACCTTCACCATGATCCACCCCCTGAGTGGGCAGATGATGTGCTTTCACGCATTCGACGGCGGGCCCGTGAAGTCGTGACCAAGGTCCTGATCGGATTCCAGCAGAGGAGCAAAGACGTGAGTAAGATAAACCCGGGGCTATATTCGTCCGAACGCGATGATTGGATGACCCCGCCCGAACTCGTCAACGCTCTGCTGGAGTTCGAGGGCCGGACGGAGTTCGACCTGGACCCCTGCTGCTCGGAGAAGAACATCCCTGCGGATGTCCACTACACTTACCCCGAGCACGACGGTCTCGCACTACCGTGGACGGGGGTCATGACCCGCACGGTCCCGCTGGTATGGGTGAATCCCCCGTACGGGGATCTACTGTCGAAATTCATGCAGAAGATGTCCGAGGAGGCTGACGCGGGTGCCCGCATCTGGGCCATCGTGCCGGCTCGTACCGAGGCCAAGTACCAGCACGAGCACGGGTTGGTGCGGGCCGGCTTCACCGTCTTTATGAAGAGACGCATCCGCTTCATCAAGCCCGGCGGGGAGCCGGACCCGAAGGGCAGCGCCCCATTCCCGACCATGCTGCTCTACTTCGGAGATGACTGGGCAGCGAAGGCGGTGCGCTGGGAACTGTCGCCGGCGTGGCCGGGGTCGCTGATGATCCCCGCAACGGAGGAGCGGATGCGGGAATTCCTTCGAGCCCACGACGACTTCTACGCGGCGCTGGAGGGTGCGGCGTGAGCATCGAGAAGTGCGAAGCCTGCAACGGCAGCCGGTACGACGGGAACTCCGCCCGTCTCTGTCAGCCATGCCTGGGGCGCGGCTGGACTGGGGAGTTCAAGTGCCAGATATGTTGCCGGCCGAGCACGCAGTTGTTCGGTTGGCTGAACGGCCTGGGTGTCTACGCCTGCACGCGCTGCGGGACGATGTATATCCCCGAGGTGATGGTGTGAACAGTGACAAACTGGCGGAAGCCATCGGACTGAAGTGTGCCCGCTGCGATATTGTAGTACGGGAGACCGCCCCCTTCCTGGGCCCAATCCTGTGGTATTGCCCTCAGTGCTATGTCGTCTACTTCTATCCATCGGAGGTTACGAGTCGGTGGCTTAAAGGGGCCCGCCTGACTCACGAAAGCGAGGAGCCGCAAGATGGGGATTAAGAATCTCCTGCGCCGCGGGAAACTGGTGGAGGGTGGCACCGAGATCGTGGTGCCGTGCCCCAGGTGCGGGCACGAGAAGTTCCACTGCAACCCTGACAAGAAGGCGGCGTGGTGCTTCTTTTGCCACCACAAAATCCGCGCCGGCTCTCGGGAGTTCGACAAGTTGGACCTGACCTTCAGGCCGAAGAAGCAGCCCGGCATCCTGGCGCAGATCCCCGACCTATACGAACCCAGTCTGTACCCGGAGGCGGAGGAGTTCCTGGAGCAGAAGGGCGTGCCCGTCGATCACCCGGATATCCGCTACGCCCCGAGCCAGCAGATGTTATACGTGCGGATCACATCCCCGCTGGCGGGGTACCACCCGTCCTGGCACCGCCGCAGCATTCGGGACGGCGGCTGGGTGGTGCTGCCCGGCACCAACAAGGCGTCGTACTGGTACGAGCCGGTGCTGTGGCCGGGGCCCCGCGTCATCCTGGTGGAGGGCGTGTGGGACGCCATGTGCATCGGGCACGGAGCGGTCTCGCTGTTAGGGACGCAGATGTCGCAGGCCCACGTCACCGGCATCCTGCGCCGCGGCTGGACGAACGTGGCGATCTTCCTGGACGCGGATCTGGCCGGGCGAAAGGCCGAGGGCGAGATCGAGCACATCCTGCGGGGGGCGGGCTGCCGCACCCGCATCATCCGTCACGAGTGCCGCAGACCAGCCGCTCCTCCGTTCGAGCCCCGGTACGTGGAGCCGAGCGAGTGTGGTTGCAGGTTCTTGGAACAGGCCCATCAGTGGGTGTCGAGGGAGATGATGTAATATGCCGTATCGAGTAAGGATCTTGGCCGATAGTATCAGCCCTATTGACGTTCGCCTGACTACCATGGAGGTCGAGTTTCCCCGCTTCATTCTGGCAGAGATGAATACACATCGCATGTTCAGCCGCAACTACGCATCCTCGCGAGCCATTCCGGTAAGCAGGCGCATTGAGATGGTCCGTCAAGACCCGGTGATTCCCATGGCGTTCGGGAAAAACCGACCTGGGATGCAGGCGACAGAAGAAGCGGATGACCCAAAGGCGGCAGAGTCAGTGTGGGTAAATGCCATACAAGATGCAATTTACTGGGCCAAAGAGTTGGCGGATCTGGGCGTCCACAAGCAACTCGCTAACCGCATTCTGGAGCCGTTCACCTACGTTACCGGCATTATTACCGCAACTTCGTGGGGAAACTTCTTTGCACTGCGCTGTCATCCGGACGCCCAGCCCGAGATGCGGCATATCGCAGAGATGATGCGAGATGCGTACTATGCTTCTACTCCCGAGGCCAAGGCCTGGGGGCAGTGGCACGTACCACTGGTGGACTTCCCGGGACAACCGAACGTGGATCTGACAGATAACGAAGCCGTAAGATGCTCCGTGGCTCGATGCGCTCGGGTGTCCTACAATAACCACGACGGAACCGCTCCCGACGTCCTAAAGGACCTCGAACTTCATGATCGTCTCCTGGCGTCTGGGCACATGAGCCCGTTCGAGCATCAGGCACGGCCCAGCAGATTTTTCTCCGGGAACTTTTTCTCCGGGAACTTTTACGGCTGGGAGCAGTACCGAAAGACGTTGCCGGGGGAGTGTCGCGGTTACGAATGGCCCCCAACGAAGGCGGACGAATGACTCCTTCGTTTGGGCACAGCAAGACCTGTAAGTGCCGCCTCTGCGCCGCGTGCGGCTGCTATTTCTGCCGTAAGGAGTTGTCTACTATGCGGCTCTGCGACGTGTGCGAAGAATGGCACAGCCCAGGGTGGGCCTGCGCCCCTAAGTCGGCGTTCTGGGGGACGAAGAAGGAGCAAGAGAGTGGAAGTTCAGCCGCTTCCTGACTGCATCGTCGATCTGTCGCACCCGGTCAATGAGAGCGGGTATCCCACGATGTACTGCCCGGACGAGAAGAAGAAAGTGTTGGCGCATCGTCGTGCGCTGGAGAAACGACTGGGGCGCAGAATTCGTCGAGGATACGTTGCCCGTCACGTCGTCTGCAGCTACCGTCGTTGTGAAAACGGACAGCACCTCGCAGAGGGTACTCGAAAGCAGAATAACCAGGACACGGCTCGTCGCGGGCGGGTACGGAACCAGTGGACACCGCGGCTGACGGATACCGGAGACCGCCGTGTCGTAAGGAGGAAGAATCGATGACTGACCCCCTGACCCCCGACGAACTCCGCGAGGTTGCGGCGCGGGCGGAGGCTGCTACGCCGGGACCGTGGCAAGTCGAATGGTGGGTCTGGCGCGACGGCCAGCAGCGAGTGTGCCACCGTGGCGACGGCTTGCTCATGCGGTGCGCACGGGGCATTCACACCGCTTGGGAGCACGGCCAATTGAGGGGCCCGGCGCCCGTCGTGACGACCGTCCACGGGATCGACCCAACGGACGACCTCCTGGCCTACCACAGCGCGGTGATAGACGAGCCCGACGCCGCCTTCATTGCCCACGCCCGCACCGACATCCCCCGCCTCCTCGCCACCATCGCGGCGTTGCAGTCGGAGAACGAGCGCCTGACGAGAGAGAAGCGTGAGTTCGAGGTGCGCCTGATTCAGTTGATCAACGCCCTGGGGTACGAGTCGTTCGGTTCTGCGCTCGTGGCGGCTCGCGACGTGCCGCTTGTGGAGGCTCGTGCCAATGCCCAGGACAGGCGGATCGCGGCGTTGGAGGGGGCGCTCGAAGCAGAGCATGCCCTGCTGGAGTATGTGTTGGGCAAAGCGGAGGACCTGAACGCCGCCCTTCTCGCCGCCCTCCGACACCTCGACGCCTATCGAGGTAGCGTCTACCCCACCAAGGAGGCCCCCCATGACTGACCCCACCACCCCCACTGACGCCCGCGCAATCGCGGAGGAGGTACTCGCCTTCGAGGAGCGAGGCGGCGCTCGTTCGTTTGCCGACATGGACAAGTGGCGAGTGTTGCAGCAGTCGTACCCCGTCCTCGCCCGTGCGTATCTCGCGCTGGAAAAAGGACTGCGCGAGATCACCGCTGACTGTCCGTGGTGCCGCGAGCCCATCACAGAGCATGACGGAGTAGAGATGTGGGCCTGCCTTCGCGCCGCTCGCGTCAACGACCCGCCCACGCCCGGTGAGGCACCCTGGGACAACCTCCCAGAGTCGAAGCCCGAGCCCACGATTTTCCATAGCCAGGACGACTTGTTGCTGGCTTTGATGAAAGTTCACAAGATCGAACGGTGGGGCGTTGACCCAACGTACAGCACGGGGGGTTTCTACAAGAGCGGGAAGATTCCGCAACCGAAGTGGAAGTTCGATATCAGCCCCCGGGCTGAGGGGGTGATCAAGGCCGACTGTCGTGACCTGCCGCTCCTGGATGATTCCGAATCCAGTATACTGTGCGACCTCCCATTCATCCACGCCGGCGGGAAGGACTCCATTATCGGTAACCGCTTCGACTCCTATCCCAGCCAGAAGGAGTTGCAGGAATTGTACTGGGGCGCTCTGCGGGAGTTCAAGCGAATTCTTACACCCGGGGGTATCCTGGTTTTCAAGTGTCAGGATATCGTGGAAAGCGGCAAGCAGGTGTGGACCCACTGCCATGTGTGGTACCACGCTGTAATCAGCCTCGATTACTACGCTAAGGATCTCGCTATCCTGGCCGCCAAGCGGCGAATCACCGGGCACAACCACAGCAAGCAGCAGCACCTGCGGCGTTTTCATTCCTATTTCTGGGCACTTCAGAAGAAGCGTTGACAATCTTCACAAGATTGTGTAGAATAGATTCACAATGAACAAAGACGACTTCGTGAACAAGTTGATGGGCACGGCCAAGCGCGTAATGAAACTCACTTGCGGGGAGTTCGAGGACTGGGTGGAACAGCGGCACAAGCCGCTGGCCCGAGCCCACAACAAGATGGTCGATCGAGTGGCGGGGCTTGAGGCTCGTATCGCCGCGTTGGAGGCACGGGATGTTCCGAGCCCTCCTGGGGAGTGACCTCCACGCCCGCGACGGCACGATCCTGGGCAAGCCCCGGCAGCCGGTTTGCCGCCGCCTGTTCGACGCCCTGATCGAGGAGGCGGAGACGCACCAGTGCTCCCACATCATTCTGCTCGGGGATGTGTGGCACGCCAAGCACCCGTCTCCCGAAGTCGTGCTGATGGTGTACGAGTTTCTGGAACGGGCCCGCGAGAAGAAGTTGCGAGTGGTCATCCTGCTGGGGAACCATGACGTCTTCCGTCCGGGGGAAGAGAACCACAGCCTGTTGCGCATCTTCAACAGCGGCCTCGCTCAGATCATCAGCACTCCGCGGATAACCCCTCTGCGGGAAGCGCAGGCCTCTCTTTTCTTCCTGCCTTGGTACGAGGCTGACACGTACAAGGAGCGGCTGGCCGAAGTCAAGCAGATCGCCCGCAAGGAGAGGGACAGCGGGCAACGGGTCATCCTGCTAACCCATGTCGGTCTGAGCGAAGGCAAGCCCAGCCTGTCGAACTTCCAGCCCCCGCAACGAGTGTCCGTCACCGACATCGAGCCGGACCTGTGGGATCTGGTGCTGATGGGCGATTACCACATGCACCAGAGGGTGGCGGACAACGCCATGTACCTGGGCGCCCCCATCCCCCACACCTTCGGAGACGAAGGGAACGTCGGCTTCTGGGTACTACAGTGCGACCCGAACGGCGGCCACATCTCTCCTATCCGCATCGGCGACAGGTTCCCGAAGTTCGACCGTTTCGTCATCGACTCCGCGGCTGGCATCACGGTGCCATACAAGAAGGACAACTACACCAAGATCGAGTGCGCCCCCGAACTGTACGAGCGGGTGCGGCGCATGTACCCGGAGGCTGAGGTACTGCCCATCCGCACCTCCGTGCAGATCGCCGACAGCGACGAGCGAATCTCGGAGGATCTGATCGACGACTACCCGGCGCTGATCGAGAAGTACCTGGACCTGAAGAAGGTCGACAAGAAGTCCAAGAGCCGCCTGAAGTCCATCGGGCTGGCGCTGCTAAAGAAGGCGAGGGAGTCGTAGCATGTCGCTCGTGCTGGCGTTGATCGGATTGGTGCTGGTAGTCACTTACGCCTGGGTTGCTTGGATGTGCCGGACACGCCCCTGTGCGCCCTGCGAGGGCCGTGGCTACCTCGGGGAACCTCAAGACCGCCATACCCGCTGTCGTGACTGCAAGGGAACGGGGATCGTATGAACCTGCAGAGCCTGACCTTGCGAGGCTTCCGCTCATTCTTCGATGAATTTTCGCTGGAGTTCGACAAGGGGCCGCTATTCCTGTTCGGCAAGAACGAAAAGGACCCGGAGAAGTTCCGCAGCAACGCGGCCGGCAAGAGCACGGTGTTCATGGCGCTGTGCTGGTGCCTGACCGGGCGGCTGCCCATGAAGGTGAAGAAGGACGAGGTGATCAACCGCCAGTCCGACGAGTGCTTCGTGGAGGTCGCCTTCGACCGGCTGCTGGTGCGGCGCAGTAAGAAGCGGGGCTACCCCGAGTCCCTGTACTTCAGGGCGGGGGCCGACGAGGGGAAAGGCGACCTCGCCGAGGTGCAGCGGGAGTTGTCCCGTATCCTGGGAATAGACAACGCCCTGTTCTACAACAGCCTGTGGATTGACGGGGAGAGCAAGACCGTCCAGTTCCTCTTTGCCGAGGACGCCCAACGCATGGAAATCCTCGAAGGATTGCTGGCGGCGGACCTGTTCGCCCGCACCCGCAAGATCGCCAGCGACACCCTCACCGAGGCAAAGGAACGGCGGGCGAAGCACACGGCCGAGATTGACTCGCTCATGGCGCAGAAGGAGCGGGAGCAGGCCCGGTACGAGCGGGCGGCAGCCGCCCTGGCGGAGTACGACGAGCGCGTGGCCGCCGCGGAGCAGAAGCGGGCCACCCGCCGTCAGGAGATCGAGACGACGCTGCAGGACCTGCGCCAGCAACTGGCCTCGGCCAAGGCTCTGGCGGCGAAGGCTAACGACGCTGCGGAGGAGGTCAAGTCCCTCGAACACCAGGAGGCGTCCTGGCAGCGCAAGATGGCGGTGGCTGAAGCGGAGCAGGCTACGTTGCGTCGGCTGTCGGAACTGAGGGCCGGGCAGCCGTGCCCCACATGTGGGCAAGCCGTAGCGGAGGACGGCCTGAAGGCGGCCATCCGGGACCTGAAGAAGATCCGCAAGGAACTCAACGAGGCAGAGAAGCGATGGCGAGAGACCGGTCAGAAGCTGCAGGCAGCCCGAGCCGAGCGTCGTGAAGCAGAGCGGGCGGAGTTCACTGTCGAGTCCCTGCGTAGGCAGATCAAGAGCCTAAAGACGGAGTACGAGGGGCTGAACGAGCCTCCTGCCGACATCACCCGCGAAGCCCTCCGGGCTACGGTGGCGGAAGCCCGCAAGAACCTGTGCGTAGTTCAGGCAGGGCAAGCCGTAGCGGAGGACGGCCTGAAGGCGGCCAAGCAGGATGTCGAGGACTACACCTTCATGGTGGAGGCCTTTGGCAGCAAGGGGTTGCGTACCATTATGCTCGACCGGGTGCGGGTCATGATGCAGCACCACGTCAACCAGTACATGCTGCGGCTGGTGGGCCACGCCTTCCGCGTGACCTTCCCGCCCAGCAAGAGCGGTTTCGCCATCGTGCTGGAGACGGAGGACGGCCCGGTCAGCGTGGAGTGCTTCAGCAAGGGCGAGGTGTGGCGGGCCAACATCGCGGTGCTGATGGCGCTGCGCAAAACCTTACAGTACACCCGCACCACCCCATTGAACTTCCTGGTGCTCGACGACCCCTGCTCGGGCAGCGTGGACGAAGTAGGGGTGGAGAACATCGTGGAGACCATCCGCGCCCTGTCCGAGGAGTTCGATCAGGTCTTCGTCACCCTGCCGCAGGAGGTGGCGGTGCCTTACGACCGGGCGCTGCTGGCGGTCAAGGACGCCGAGGGATTCTCGGAGTTGAGGAGTTACGGGGCATGAAGGTGGACATGAGCGCCCTTCTGACCCGCCGCTGCTGGAGCGGGTTGGTATGCGCGGAGTTTACCATGGAGTTCTTCGTCCCCGGAGAGGCAAAGCCGAAGGCCCGCCCCCGATTCGCCAAGGCCACCGGCCATGCTTACACCCCGAAGCGTACCCAGGACGAGGAGGCGGTCATCCGCGCTACCGCTATGCGGTGGATGCAGCGCAACGGGATGAGCCAGCCATGGGACGGCCCCCTTACCGCCGAGGTCACGGCACTGATTGACAAGCCAAAGGACTGGTGGGAAGGCAAGGAACCCGGCCGCGGGGACGTCGACAACTACGCCAAGCTGGTGACCGACGCCCTGAACAAGGTGGTTTTCAAGGACGACCGCCAGATCGTGGAACTGGTCGCCCGTAAGGGGTACTCCGACACGCCCGGGATTCGGGTTCGACTGGACCTCTACCCAGGCTGTGAGAAACCACGAAAGCGGGCGCGGGCGAAGAAAGTCGTTTGACGGTTTCTTCACAATCGTGGTATACTAGGCGGGTGGGGAATCCCGGAGGTTCATAAGGAATGGGTCGTGGTCCGATCTACTCGAACAAGGGCGTGTGCGCCACCGTCTTCCTGGACGCGGAGGTACACGCACGGCTGAAGATGGATGCCCGTGCCCGCGGGCTGTCGCTGTCGCGCTTCGTCAATAGCCTGGGCGTCGCCTACATGAAGGCCAACCCCACCGAGCAGCTCGTCGTAGACGAAGGCGCCCCCAGGCCCGCCCCCCGCAAGCGGTCGTCGAGAGCTGCCCAAGCCCCGAAGGTGGTGGCCAAGCCGAAGCGCAGAGCCGCCCCCACCAAGAAGAAGGCGACCAAGCGGAAGTGAGGACCTGTGAGCACGGCACCAGCAAGATGCTGTTCTGCCGGGAGTGCTATACCGAACTCGGGGGCGTCCCCGAGGACGGTCCAGAGGAGTACGAGGCCCGCGTCGGGCTCGACATCACACAGCAGGACCTGTGGGACATGCAGGACGCACTACGCAGCACGATGAGCGCCATCCAGGACTTGAACATCCGCTTCACCCAGGAGAAAAAGAACCCCCTCCCGTTTCCAGGAGAGGGCTGACTTCCCGTGATCTGTGATTGGGTCCGGGGAAAGGTTTCTAGCGACGACCGCCCTTCGCACCCCCGCCTCGGGGGGCCTTCGGCTTCTTGCCGACAGCGGCGCGGCCGGTGGTCTGGGTCTTGGCTGCCTTCGACAGGGCGTCGTCGAGGGTGAGGACTTCCGGAACCTCTGGCACGTCGTCCTCCTTGGGAGCCTCCACCGCCACCTTCTTGGGGGCGGGCTCCTCCTTCGGCTCCTCCAGCACCGGCTCGGCCGGCTTGGCGTCCAGCGCCGCGGTATCGATCACCGCCTGGGAGATGTTGACCAGCACCTGAGTCTGATGCTTGGGGACCAGTTCCGCATGCATCCGCTTGAGGCGCTCCAGCAGCGGCATACATGCGGCCAGCACCGTCTCGGGGGTCTTCTGCCAGGGTACGCCCCCGCCGTTGCGCTCGCAGACCTGGAGCCCGGTGTGCGGGTGGTAGACGAGTTCCTTGCTGTGGAATTCGTCCCGACCACGGACCGTGATGGGGCAGTCCTTCAGCATGTCCGCGGCGGCTGTGAAGGCGTCGGTCACGCTCTGCCGCAGGTCAGAGGTGGGGCCGATCTTGGCTGCGGCCGGGCTCTCCAGGCTCTCCTTCGCCAGGAGCAGGGATATCTCAGCGTCGGTCAGGGGCTGCTGTGTCATGGGGTGCCTCCTTCTTGCGTCGAGGAGCACGCACCCGTACGCAGGCCTGAACCCGGCGGCAGACGTCCTCCTTCTCCTCGGTAGATTTCTCGTACCGCTCCAGAGCCTCCTCCAGCCGCTTGCTGCCCCCGTTCAAGAATAGCCGCAGCATGACGTATCACTCCTCCCGGTCCTGGCGCAGATGCGCCTCAACCAGATTGTTCACCCCGACCGAGAGTTTGGTGTTGGCCGTAGCGTTCTTGTCGACGACTCCGATCAGCCGGTCCATGTACTGTTCGTGCATGCGGATGACCTTGTTCAGCATGTGGAGAGCGTAAGCCAGCACCCCGAAGGCGGCTCCCAGGGCCCCATAGTCCAGCCATTTGATGTCGAAGTTCATCCCTACGCAGTCCTCCGGAAGCGTATCCACTGTAGCGTGCCCTGATACGACGATGCTGAGGCGTTCTTGGACGCCATCCGTAGCGTTACCAGAGAGTAGTCGTCGTTCTGAGTACCCGCACTGTCAATAGCGGCGTACAACAGGGCATTGCCGGCCGAGTCGTTGCCGTAGACGGATGGGAGGTTCAGCGTGCTCCAGTTCGTGTTCGCTGAGGGCGTCAGAACCGGATTGACGTCAATGACCCAGGGATAAACGGCTGCGGCTCCTCCGCTTGGGTTGGAAACTACCATTCCCACACCCCCACTACCGTACTTCCCGCCTCTGTGATACCGTGAATGGCGCCTGTGTAGCCGTCCATCTGGCTGCCCGAAACGGCACCGCCACCGGCCTTGCAGATGATACCGCCATTAGCAGCGGGCGCCGCCCCGGAGGTGAGGGTGGTGTCCCCGAGGTAGCAATCGGTGGCGCCGTTGTTCGTGATGATGAACCCCTTGCGGTCGGCATTGGCCGCCAGGATCTCAATGCCGTTGGCCGTGGTGTCCACCGTGACCGTCTTCTGCGTGTTGAGCGTAGCGACAGTAGTACCCTTCGTGGGGACGGGGTTCGTGTTCGACACATCCGCATCGGCCACCTGGAGGTTGGCGTTGGCGTTCAGGCCGTCATGCGTCGCCTGAGATGCTGTGACCGGGACATCCGCGGCCCGTAACTGAGCGTCGGTCAGCGGCTGCGTTTGCCGGTCCCAGGTGGCGCCGTCCCAGACCATCTCGTGCGCGAGCACTTGAGGCGCCGTGGGGTTGGCCATGTTGTCGGCTGCGGCAATCGCCGCCCCCAACTCCGTGTCAACCGTACCGCCGCCAACTGACGCGATGTCGCGGCTGCCGTGAACCGCGGCCCGGGCCGTGACGGTAACCGTGCCGGCAACATACCCCGAGATGCGGGCTCGCACCTTCGACAGCACGCCGGTGGGGATGTTGAACACCCCGTCTGCTGTGGTCGTGGTAACCACGGCGCCTGTCGCCACATTGAGGGCCTGGACTGACACCCAGTTGTCCCCGTCGATCGAGCCCTCGAAGTTGACGGTGCCGTTGAAGGCGTCGCCCACCACTTGAACACCGACGTAGGGGGTGCCCCCTACGTCCAGGGCGTTGCCGTTCCCGTTGGCGTCCGCGGCACTTTGCAGGGCGTAGACGGTGGTGGGGCTCAGGTGGCTGAACTTGTCGTTGGCAGTCGAGGCAGCCATTCTTGTGAACCTCTCAGGAGCCGGTTTCTGCCAACACCATAGCACGCCCGGAACGGCCTGTCCAGGCCTTTTCGTACGATCAGGAAGGAACTTCTGAACCTGTTGCTGAATAGGACTAACTAGCCTTCAGCCCCAGAGGAGTTGAGCCCCCATGAGCCACCTGCCCCGCCCCGACTGCAAGTGCGTTTCCTGCGTTGCCAGCCGCGGCAAGCAGTACGACCACAAGACCACCTGCATGTGCCTGCGCTGCCGCCAGATCAAGAACGGTGTCAAGGTCATCGTGGTGGTGCCGAAGAAGACACTCGACCGCATCGAAGGGTACGTGCGCTACCTCAACATCTCGCGGCCCGACATCTTGCGCGAGGCCTTCGAGTTGTGGCTGAAGGTGGCCGACTACAAGCGGGAACAACAGGAGACCGAGCACGGTGGTGGAGCCCTATGAAGATCGAGGACTTGGTGCCCGGCTTGTACCGATGTGTCTCCTGCCGTAGGGACCACATCCTGTCCGAGGAGGACATCTCCAGCGCCCGAGAACACGGTGCGCTGGGGTTTCAGTGCATGTGTCGGGCCAACGGGCTTACGTCAGAGGTCGTACTTCTCTCCCCGAAGGAGCCGTGACGTGGGCGGCGACATGAACAAATATCAACGGTACCTGCAGCGGCTGAAGAACGGCTACGGTCTGTCTCGTTCCGAGCAGATCGAGTGGGTCAAGTTAGCGCGGGAGTGGATGCGCCTCTACAAGGAGGCCGGCAACACGCGCATGTACCGGCAGGTGGAGCAGCAGTTGAAGACCTACGCCAACGGTGCCCGCCCAGCCCGCAAGCGGACATCACTGGAAGAAGACCATACCCGAATCGCAAAGGACGTGCTGAGATGAAAGACCCCCGCCCCGTCAACTACTTCCCCGTCCCGTCGTGCAACGGCAGCAGGAGCCCGCGGCAGCCCTACTACGAACAGGACGGGGCCCACATCCAGAACATGACCGAGGCGAAGGAACGAGCGGGCCCGGATGGCTGGGACTGGCCGGGTGTCGCCCTCGACCACGGGCTGCGGTACTCAGAGATGGACGACCCGTTCACATGGCCCATCACCAACCAACTCGACTTCCCGTGCTTTCAGTACGGGCGCATCAAGGAAATCGCGGGGGTCGGGGATCAACTTCTCGTTCGCATGGAGCGAGAGACCCTCGGAATTCGCGGGAACCTGCCCCACAACTACGAGGTGGCGGTGGTAACATGAGCATCATCCCTGTTGACGAGAAACCGTGGGAGGGCACGAAGTGCCGCACCTGCTGCGCCGACTACAAGGCCGCCCCCTCCCTGCTCGGCATCATCACCCTGGCGCACCTGGAGATCCTGGTGTGCCAGAAGTGCCGCAAGATCATCGAGCAGCAAATGGAGGCCTTTGTCACCATGAAGCGCCAAGCCCATGGCGGCGGGCCGCTGAAGTTCGAGAAGAGAGGACTGTAGCATGTCGGTCGGCTTCCCCCGTCCCTGCTGCGTGTGCGGAGGTCCCGAGGACCCTGCGGAGACCCAGATGGTGGTCATCCCGAAGGGGGTGGCCCACTACCGATGCTGGAGTCAGATCCCGGCCGAGTCGATCTGGGACTTCGCCGACACCATCCCTTGCTGCACCGCCAGCCAGTTCCTGTCCGCCCTGGGCGGGACCGTGGTGCGGCGCAGCAAGAACGTGCCCCCCGGGGAAATCTGGTTCTTCGACGAGGAGAAGGGGGCCGAGGCTCGTTTCCGCCTCACGCCCGGGGGAAAGGTGGACTCCATGCCCATCCCCCGAACTTCTTCACAAGAAGGGGTTGACAAGTCCGAGGAGTCGGTGTAAGATATCCTGCGTAGTAACCCTAGCACCGAGTGTCGCTGCAGAGACTCAGTGGGTTGGGCGAGGGTATAGGAACGCCGGCTCTGCCGGTCGACCGTGCTTGGTAGGTACGAAGCCTCGCCCCTACAGCCGCGAGTAGCATACCCAGGGTGGCGCAGCCCTGACCGTGAAACCAGGAAACTGGCGGGTAGCGGTGAACGCGGATGGCGTGAAGAAGCCCGCCTCTCTCGGGAGTGCGGGCTTCTTGCTTTCTACTGGTTCGAGAAGTAGGTGCAGCGCCACTTGTCGCCTTCCGGGTGGACGACCACGATGCGGTGACCGTAGCGCCAGCCGTAGAGCACCTCGTTCACGGGACTTCGCCTCCTCTACGCTCGGGTGATGGACGCGACCGCCGACCCCAGCAGGAAGTACTCGTCGAACGTCACTCTGTCGTCCGCCAGCACCTGCTCGATGATCCGGAAGCCCATCAGGGCCTTGCGGGCGTCCTTGCCCTTCAGGTTGCCGATGCGGATCGTGACGTCCACCGCGTTCGGCTCGTCGGCCGGTTCGGAGCCCAGGATCTTGAAGGTTGCCATGCTCTTGCTCACCCCCTTCATCGCTTTCTTGTACTCCCGCTCGCTCACGCGAGTGAAGTCGATGGGCGGGGCCGGGCGCAGCGGTCTCGCCAAGAAGTGGTCTTCTGCCTGCTTGCGGGTGTCGAAACGGTCCCGCGCCGCCTGCGCCTCCTCGTTCACCACGAGCCCCCGCTACTGCCGGCGTAGTCGAAGACACCCTCGGGGGTATAGCCCCCACGGAGCCCCGGGTACTTACGAGCGTGGTACCGCTGATAGGCGGCCTCCGACAGGGCGGCCCGCCGCAGGTCGTCCTCACGTGCCTCGGCCCGCGCACGGTCCACGGCCTCGCCCCACTCCCGACCCCCGCGGATGATCGACCCGATCAGCGGGGTCTGCTCCAGGGCTTCCTGGTAGTGCTGGGGGTTGAGCGCGAGGTCGAGCCCAGCCAGCCCGGCGTTGAGTCCGTGCGGGCCTGTGCCGCCGCCCAGGCGAGATGCAGCGCCGCGGAACAGGTTGCCCAGCCCTTCGCGGAAGGTGGGGGCCGGGTTGATGCGCACCATGTTCGGGTCAGGACGGAAGCCGCCGCCCGCGGCACCCGGCGTAGCCGGCAACTTCGTCGCCCCCGCACGGTACATGCGGAGTTGGTCCTCCAGCGGAGCGGGCTGTACCGCCGGGACCCCGCCCCGCCAATCCTTTGGGTCGAGGGCGAAGAGAGCCGCGCCCGCTCCGTACAGCAGGGGGTTCGGCCCGCCGGCCGCTTCCGCCAGTGCGGCATCCTCGGGCGTCGCGGCTTCTGCGGGCAGGCCCAGGAGCGCCAGCGCCGCCAGCCCGCCGGCCATTCCGGGGATGACCTGTCCGCTGAATCCGGGCAGTGCGTTCTGGCGGATCCGTTGGGCGGTCCCTGCCATGGCCTGGGCTCGACGTACCAGTTGCTGCGCCATCTCGGGGGAGAAGCCGTGATTCTTCACAAGACTGTGAATCAGCGGGGCGGGGATGGTCGACGGGCGTTCCAGGCTTTCGGCGAACTTAGTACGCCCCTCGTCTGTACTAAGTTCGGGGATAATATGGAGGCGCCCTGTTTTCAGGAAGTCGGAGCGGGTGAGTTTCGGATCTAACAACCCTCCTGTGCGCCCAAGCATCTGGTCATACAGGTTCCGACTGGCCGGATTACCGGGGTGGAATGGCTGCTGCTCCCACCATGTCTCGCTGGCCCACGGCAGGCGGGTGGAGAACGTCTCCCCGAAGTCGATGTGGGTTGGGGTTACCTGCCTGCCCGGCATCAGGCTGTTGTAACCTGGGCCTTCGAGTCCCGCGAGCGAGTCGAAATTCTCGGGCAGCAGGAACTGCTTCCCGTGCTGGCTCTGGTTGAGCAGCCAGGAATCCGCCCCGATGGTCGACAGGTGGTCCATGGCAGGGACGTTCCGCCAGTCGCCGGAACCGCGCTTCGCCACTTCCTTCAGCGTCTTCATACCCGGTAGGTACGGGGTGATGAGTTGCTGCTGATGACGGGCTCCCGGCATCCCCTTTGCCAGGGCGATCTCCGGGGAGGGCAGCCCCGTCGCACGGTACAGATTGCTGCCCAGTGCCTCGATCATCGGGTTACGAGTGCTCTTGACGAAGAAGGGCTGCCCCGTCTCGGGGTGCTGCAACACGATGGCGGGATTCTCGTTCGAATGCGGAGCCGTGTAGTCGGGATGCGGTTCCCAGCGGCTGACGTCGACCGCGTTCCTCCCGCCGTCCAGGTCGTACCAGCCGTAGGGCCCATGCTCCGTGTCGTACATGAGCAGGTCGGGGAATCCGGGGGCCCACTCCGGCGACTGCCGCGAGAGGTTCATAGCCTCCGCCAACGCCGCCAACTGGCCGACAAGACTTCTCGGTTCCGCGAACACGCGGGGGGTGTAGCGGAAGGGCTCCCCCTCGAATGCGTTGCGGATGTACCGCTCCATGTAACTGACCATGGCCTCTTCCGGAGGCGTGACCGGCGGTGCGTAGGGCTGCAGCGTAGCCGGATCCAGCCCCTCGATGGTGCCGCGGCGGTGAGCGGTGTGTTCGATCTTCTCTACGATGTCGTCGCGGGGAATCCCAATGTCGAGCACCGAAGGCGCCTGCCACGGCGCACTGCTGCTGCTCAACATCCGCACGTCGATGTTTTTGCCGAGGTTCAACGCCTCGTTCATCTCCATGATGCGGCTAGGGATGGTGCCGCTGTACCCCGAGTCGACGAAGACCCAGTGCGGGGCCGCCATGAACTCGGGGTGGTGTAGCCGCAGGTATCGCGCCATCGTGTCGTAGTCGTGACTGCCACCGGGGGTCGTCAGGTCCCGCAGCGTCCGGTTGAAGTTGACGGGGTGGACGAACCGTTCGGGGTTCTTGACGCCCCGTGCCCGCAACTGGGCGAGACGAGCGGGATAGGCTTTCTCCATGTCCCGCAGGAGGAATGCCTCGTGAATGCCGGGGTGTTGTTCCTGCAGCGCATCCAGGTCAGCGAAGAGGGCCTGATAGGCGGGGATATGGAACTTGTCGGCTTCTTTCTCGATGCCGGATCGCACCGTCTCCCACGGGATCTGCGGCGGAGTCGCACGACCCCCCTGCCCGGTGAGGATACGGTTGAGCAGATTGAGCCCCTCGTCCTTGTACTTCGAGGGCTCATTGAGCGCCCCTTTACGGGCGTACTCCAGCGTGGCTGTGGGGAGGTAGGGCAGCCGATTCCGCGGAGTCGGCTCCGTCTCGTCCACGTACCCCTCCTCGTACAACAGGCTGAGGGCCTGGGGATCCAGGATGCGCTGCGTCAGGTCCAAATCGCTGTAGTCCGACAGCGCCTCCTGGATACGGGACGGCCTCGGGAGGCCGGCTGCTTCCGACAGAGGATTCTGAAACGCGGGTGTGGGGGACGTGACTTTCTGCGTCAGGGCTGCCGGCTCGTAGGCCCCCGCACCGTAGTCCTGTACGACTTTGTGCAGAGCCAGTTTTGCTTGCGGGCTGAGGCTTTCAGTCGCCTGATGCCAACTTCCGTCACCGTAAATGACAGCATCCATGATATCGCCAACGATTGTAGCCGCGTTCCCCAGTCCGACGTCTTGCAATACAATATTCTTGACGGCGACCTCCAGATGATCTTCTGCAGAGGGGGCGACGCTGAGCGGGGTTGCGACTCCGTGGTCTTCCCCCCACTGGAACACGAGGTCTTTCACCAACTGCGCGGCAGGCGCGTTCCAGCCTTCGAGTTCTTGCAGCGCAATTTCTCCATTTACCTCGGCGAGGGCTGTATCTGGGTACACGATACCCGTAGTGATCTGATCCGCCAGCATCTTGACGTGATCGTAATAGTCGTCGAAATAATTGTGGTCCGGGGTAAACGGGGTGTGGCCGATGATCGTTTGCAAAATTTTGCCGTACAGGTCGCTGAAGTTGTCCGAGGCATCTCCGATTCCTTGACTCTGGTACTTCTGACTGAGGGCGAGGATTTCTTTGCTGTAGTTCTTGCCGCTGATGTAGGGGGCCGGCATGGCCCCGCCGTTGGCGAGAACCAGGGCCTTGTAGTGCAGCATCTGCAGATCCTGATCGGGAACTGCAGCCAGCAGCGCCTCCGTGCTGGCGGGTGCCGACAGGCTCCCCGCAGGAACTGGCGTACCCACGATAGCCGCAAAGGGCCCGACCTCAGCCGCCTGGGCAAGCGCGTTTATCTTGCCAACCTGCTCGTCGGTGACGTCATCGAACTCTAGGAAGTCGGGAGGGTCGTCAAGTCCTAACACTGACGCCTGTAGCCCCTCCCAGTCAAGCCCAACGGCCTGCGGAGGAATGGGAACGGCCTGGGCTGCAGTCGTCATGTCCTTCCCGGCGTACACACCGTTCAAGATGCCTGCGTAACGCTCCGCGACGACTTGCTGCTCGGGCGGCAGATCATCCCAGAGGGAAACAGCCTCCTCGCCGCCGAACGCCAGATCATGAGCGTACCACGCGGCGAAGTGTTCCTGTACCCCCTCCGCGATTAAATTCTGACGGATCCACTCTGCAAGGACGTCGTTCAGGGTCATCTCCCGCTACCTCACGGCCTGTAGCGGAAGATGATCTCGGAACCATCCCAAGGGCGCAGCGAGCCGTCCGGGTGGCGTTCCTTGACGCCCACGCAGACGTAGGTCCGCCCGTCCAGGATGACGGTGAGTTTCTTCCCCCGCTGGAATATCTTGCCGGTCAGCAGGACCGGCGGCCCGTGGACCTCGGCGTTCTCGTGCAGCCCGACGTCCGCCTCGCCGGTCGGCTTGTCCGGCCACAACAGATCGACGACCTTCGCCGGCGCCAGCCAGTCAGAAGGCCCCCTCTGTCTGCGGTCGCTGAGGATGCCGAAATGAAGGTGGGGCACCCGGTTGCCGACGCCGCTGTACCCCAGCAGGGTGCCGGCCTCGACGTGCGGCCCGGTACGCCCGTCGTCGGGCACGCTGAAGCGCAGCGCCTTCAGGTGCGTGTACCAGTGGTAGTAGTACGACTTCCCGTTTACGACCAGGGGGCGGTCCAGTTCGATCAGGATGCTGAAAGGAGTGTCGACGCCGGGATTCTTGGTGGTGCCCCAGATCGTGTGGCCCCACTCGCTGTAGAGGACGGTCCCCGGAGCAGCGGCCACCACCGGCGTGCCTACGGCGCAGCCGATATCCGCCCCGCTATCGGCGGAGTACGCCATGTTGTTCTTCTGCCGGGTGCTGCCCTGGATGGGGTTGACCAACATCAGAGCACCCCCCACGCGGCGAGATCCGGGGCTGACGACTGGCTGTAGCCGGCGTTGTCTCCGTACAGGTTGCTACCCGCTGCAGCAAAGCCCTGGCCCCCTGCCGCCGGCTTCTGCTGGCGCTGCCGCATCTGCTGTTGCTGCAGATCGCTGGTACCCTCGCCCCCTCCCCAGTAAGTGGCTCCTCCGCTGCTTCCTGTTGGCTGGTACATCTGGGTCTGTTGCTGGGGCGCTTGCCGGTACGTCTGTGTCTGCTGCGACGTGGGCTCGACTTGATAGGGCGAGTTCATCCCACCGGGCTTGTACATGGTCTGCCCGGTCGCCGGGTTGGTGTAGTAGTTGCTGTTCGCGGGGCGGTTCGTGGGGCGGAAGGGCGGCAACTCCCCGCTCGGGCGGTTCGGCAGCCCCTGTCCGCCTGTGTAGAGTTCTACCGCTTCCCGCAGAGCGTCCGTGCTGGAGCCTGTGTTACCCCCGCTTGTGGCTTGAACCCCCCCGTTCTCCAGGATCTGACGCATCCGCTCGGCCTGCTCCGGGTTCAGGCCTGTGTACGGACTGGGGCCAGGGCGGCCCTCGCCCCGCTTTCTCCTCTCCCGCTCCTGCAGGGCTATATCCCTGTTCTGCCGTTCCCACTCCAGGTACCGCTCATAGCCCCGTTCCCCCGGGTTCGGCCTTCTGAAACTCATCTCAGGCCTCCTACAGCCATGTCAGCAGGCACCCGTTAAGAGCCCCACTGGCTGTGATGGTGATCTCAGACGGGACCGACGCTGTGTCCCAGAAGACGATGAGTGGAGCCGTCTTGCTGATACGAGTCCCTGTGTCCCCGGTCACGCCCTTCATGGTCAGCGTGACCGTGGTGTTGTCGGTGGGGGGCTGGAACCACAGCCCCGCCGAGTTGGCGGGGACGTCGGTGGTGTTGGCTCCGTTCACGAGGTCGACTCGCTGCTGGCTGAAGCGGCTGAAGGCGCATGAGCACTTGGGCAGGACGAAGCCCTGGTTGCCCTGGCTGGCGCTTTTGAAGTCGAGGAACGCCTCGAAGGTCATGGTGCCGAAGCCGCCGCTGCTGGGACCGACTGTAAGGGTCGTGAGGCTCATGCTGATCTCCTACGGCTGATAGTACGAGGCGGAGACCCGCCCCCCAGGCAGTCCTTTTGGGGACTGCCGCGTCGGGTACCCGTGGTTGAGGCCTCCAGGCGTGGGAGCCCCGCCCGGCCCCAGGACGTTCTCGTACAGCGAGTTGCGCTGCAGGCGCCCTTGTTGCAGCGCCTCCGCCTCCGGAGACCCGGGACCGTAAGCCGCGATCTCCGGACCGAGGAAATCGAAGACCTGGATGGCGGGCTCGTACCGGGGCTTACGGAACACTGCCCGCTCTCCCGGCAATCCGCCCTCGAGACCGCTGGGGTACTCTATGGTGCCGCTCACGCTGTCGAACAGGGTCTGCTGCCGCCCGGGAAGCAGTCCGTTCCGCCCCAGTAGGTCCCACTGCTTGGCCTGATCATCGGCGGGCGGAGCGGAGAAGGCGAATGCGGAGGTGTTCGTGGCCGCCCGCGCAGGAGCGCCACGGGCCGCAACGGACGGAGCCGGGTTCCTGATCCCGAGGGACTTCTCCAGCAGTTCCAGAAGGCGCTCCCTCCCCAGCAGCGGCTCCAGGCGGTTGGAAATCGCGTAGACCGCCGGCATTCCTCCTGCCTGGGCTGCGGCCACCAGATGGCCCCGCAGTGCGTTCTCATCGCGAAGCAGCCTGCCGGGGTCTTGCGCCATGTACTCGTTGAATAGAGTCTGCAGGGCTGCGTTGTCCAGGCCGTAGGGCTCCATGGCCTACCTCCAGAAGTCTTCTCCTGCCCAGTATACCACAAGCCCCCGCCGGACGCCTCCCTACGGGGACAGAGGCGCTCTCCTGGGCTTGCCCGTGATACTGCTGGGCACCATCTGCGTGGTGTTGCCGAAGTTCTCCATGGTGAACTTCCAGATGTAGAAGTCCCAGTTCTGCCATTTGCTGGGGTCGATCATCAGCCCCCCGAGGTCCTTCCAGGGCTGGATGCCCCAGGTCAGGCTGGACGCCCAGCCCTCCTGCTCGGGGGTGCCGAAGACGCCGGTCTTGAGCCACTCCTGCCAGCCCTGCTGGGCGATCTGCTGGGTGATCTCATAGCGGCGTTGGTTGTCGGTCTGGGCCAGCCACCTGTACGGCATGTCCCAGATGTTGCCCATGAAGTACCGTGTGAACTCCACCGGCCACTCGAACGGGTGTTCCTGCGACATGCGGCGGAAGGGAGCGAAGATGGAATCCGAAGGCAGGGCCAGATCGAAGACCATCTGGTTGCCGGTCACCGGGTCCTCCAGCGGGATGATCATGCCGCCGGCCGCCATCTCGGTCAGGGCGTCGTAGTATTCCCCGGACTGGTCTCCTGTGAAGAAATTCGTGACTGCCTCACGCAGATGGTTCCACACCATGTACCGCCCCGGCCGCTCCAGGAACTGGGTGGGGTGGACGGCCCAGTTGCCGATCTTCCAGGCGAAGAAGGGGAAGATGGCGTAGGCGGTGTTGCGCAGGTTCGGGTTCATCCACCGCAGCGAGTAGTCGATGAGATAGTGGTTGGCCAGATCCGCGGCGTGGTGGGCGGGGATGCCCTGCTCCAGCATCTCCTCGAACTTGGCCTGCTTCACCGCTTGGTCCATGATGTCGAAGGTGACCTTCGAGCCCGGCCCACCCCGCAGGCGGTAGTCCCGCACGATGGCGGCGGCTGCCTGCCGGTTGCCTTCGATGGGGCGCATCTCGGACATGATGCGGTCCACCAGGGGGACCTGATACTCGTGACCGCGGAACGGGGTGAGGCCGTGCTTGAGCCCGAGTTGATACATCGGGTCCTTCTCCAGGCCCTCCACCCAGGCTTCGATGGGAGCCAGCCGCCGCTCGTGCGCCGCCCCCAGCCCGGTGCCGCGGTTCTTCCAGGCGCGGCTCATGATGTTCACGGCACGGCCCAGGTCGGTGTCCGAGAACAGGCCCAGGGCGATGATGTTCTTGATGTGGTAGATGTCGAAGGTGGTGTTGAGCCACTTCAGCGATCGCTGCAGTTCGCGGAGGAAACGCCACGGCCCGAACACCTCGCCCTCGAAGTCGAGCATGGTGGCGTTCTTGGCCACTCGCGACTCCAGGAAGGTGTAGATGTCCTGATGCGCCCACCAGTCCCGCAGCGAGGGAATCAGGTCTCCGAGGTTGCGGAACTGCGCCTTGGCGAAGGCCTGCGCCATCTTCGAGTCCGGCCGCGCCAGCCCCATTGGGAGCAGGTGGCCGGGCATCACCGACTGCAACTGGGTGACGAACTTGCGCACCCCGACCGCACGGTTGTGCAGCAGGCGGCGGTGCCCCATGGCCGCGGTCAGGTGGTAGGCGGTGTCGAGGTCGAGAGGCTGGCTGCCTTTGAGGTTTTCCTTCAGCACCCCCAGGTAATACTCCAACTCCGCCATGGTCTTCATGTCGCGGGTCAGGCCCGGGGCGAACTTCTCGCTCACCAGGGGGCGCTGCCCCAGCGCCCACTCGTCTACCTCTTTGCCCGCCATCCACCGCCAGAAACGATCCTGGTCGGCGTAGGAGCCCGAGAGCAGGTGGGGGACGTAGTTCTTGCGGCGCACGTCCACCATGCCCATCTCGCGCTCGAAGTTGAACATCTCCTCGTTGACGCGGTTCAAGCGGGCCTGCATGTTCCGGAACCACGTCTCGGCACCGGCACGGTCGCCGAAGTGGGCTTCCAGCAGCCGCCATCCTTCGGCGATGCGGTCCGCGCCCCGCTGTCGCACCCACGTCTGCACGGCGGGGTCGGCATGGGTGAAGGCGTCCGCTCCTTCGTTGGCAGCGATCTTCATGTAGCCTTCATTGAGGTCGGTCAGTTCCCGCCGCGAAATGAGGGCCTCTCTGGGCAAGCCCTTCACTTCCTGGATGGAGGCCTCCACTTCATCCCGCAGGAAGTCGCGCAGCACCCACCCCTCCGCCTCTCGGTCGGCGTAGAGCAGGGCGTCATCGTTCTCTCGGACGGTACGAGCCAAGGCCTCGGGCACGCCCGCGAAGCGCATGATCTGGGCCTGGGTATCGTCGAGGCGGTTGAGGGCTGCCTTCACCCATGCCCACTTGCCGGGCCCGTGGGGCTGGTAGATCACCTGCTCCGACGACAACTGCTGCACGAGGTCGTTCATGGTCTTGCGGGACAACTCCCGGGCGGCGTTGTCCGCCCGCTGGTACACCCGCTTGAGCGGCTCGAACACACGCTTGGTGACCGAAGCCACCGCCATCTCGTAGTTGGTCAGGTCGGAGACGTTCTTCATCAGCCGCATGTAGCCGCCCCAGGCGGCGGTGTTCGCGCTTACCTCGTCGAGGAAGCCCACGAGGTTGGAGACTTCCGGATCGGTGAGGCGCCCCGCGGTCTGCGCCTTGTCGATGGCCTCGATCATGGCGTCCTTCTGCGCCGCCACCTCCTCGGGCGTGATGGCGCTCAGGTCCAGTTCGGGGACGGTCTTCCGCTGGGTCTTGACCATCTCGCGCAGCGCCCGGCGCACCGGGTTGTTCCACCTCTGCCCGGCCAGCAACTTGGCGGTCAACTCCAGCCCGCTCATGGGCTGGCGCAGCGAGGCGTCCAGCATGCTCTCGAACACCGACTGCATGCGGGCGGATTCCGCAGCCCGCCGTCCCGCAACCTCGACGGCCTGATGGACCTGATTGTAGTTGGTGGCCGCCACATCAGCCGGTACCATGGCCTGCAGCCACTCGTCGAGCGCCCCGAACAGCCCCGCGATCTCGTCCTTTCCTTCGGGGCTGTCGAAGAACTTCGCTGCGTTCTGCGTCATGCGGTCGAGTTGTCCGACCACGTTGGGGCTCGATGCATCGATGGACATCTCGTCCAGCGGGCGATCCATCAGCGTCGCCATGCGCTCCTGGAAGGTGTTAACGCGGGCCCACAGTTCCTGCTGGAAGGCGCGGACGGGCATCGGGCCCACCGTATCCGGCACCAGCGGCTGCCAGAATTTCTCGTCCCTCGCCAGCCGGTCGAACTCGTCGAGGGTCTCCTTCAGGTCCGGCAGTTCCACCGACAACTTCAACTCGGGGTTGGCCGCCTTGACGTCGTGCAGCAACTGGTAGATGCTGCGCCACTGGTCGAACTTCACGCCCCGCTCCGCCTGTGAGTAGGACTTCAGGGTGCGCGTCAGCCAGTCCCGGAAGATGGGCTTGGACACCGAGGCCTCGCCCGGTGCCCGGCTGGCTGCGGTCAGGATGCCCCCACGGTGAATAGCGCTGGCGGCCGAGCGGTAGGTCCGCTCGAAGCCGCGAGCCAGGGCGGCTGCGCCGGTCTGGTAGATGCGAACCGCCTTCTCCAGGTTGGACAGATCCGTGGTATCGGAGATCAGGCCGGGCATCACGTCCTTGGCCACGTCGAGCGCCGAGCCCCCGGCAAAGGGTGCGGGCGCTGCTGTGCTCCAGTCACGGGTCGTTCCGCTGGCCGGGTCGGTCCACTGCCGCCCCGCCACGTAGGCGTGCCCCGACTCGCCCGCGGGCGTCACCACCCGCTCGGCCAACGGAACCCGCAGTTCCTGCCCCTTATCGAGCCAGTTGCCGAAGGCGCGGCCCACGAGACTGGCGGCCACGGGAACGGGGGAGGTCAGCGGCGTCTTGATACCGGCGAAGCGTAGTTTCGGGCCGCCTTCCTTGATGCCGCGGGCGATCTTGGCCTCCTCCATGGCGTAGAGGCGAGCCCGCTCCGCCAGGGGGACGTCCGGGTCCCACAACGGGTTGAGGGTGCGGTACTTGGTGTTGGCCGCGGTGGGGCCCTTTTCCAGGTCCGACAGGATATTCTGCTGGAAGCCCAGCCGCTGCCCCAACGGGGACTGGCGGATGCTGCGAGGGACCAACTGCTCGGTTGATTCGTAGGGCATCTTGCGGAACTCGTCTCGCGCCCGCACGTAGTCCGGGAAGGCCGGCCCTCGTCCCTGCACGTTCTCCAGAGTTTCCCGTAGCGCAGCCACGGGCGGAGGCAGCGCCCCCGTGGCGGCCAGCACGGACCTGTCCGCGTCGAAGGTGCCCAGCCCCAGCGCCTCCCGCAGCCCCTTCGGCTCGAAGACGGCGGGGTCCGCCTGGGCGGCGGCCTTCTCGATCTCGCGGCGCAGCATCTCGGGGGCCAGTACCCGGTCCACATACTCGTCGGGCACGAACTTGCCCCGCATCATGTCGGGGATGCTCACGCCGGGCCCCTTGCGGTAGCCGCGGAGTTCGATGCCGGGGCGCACTCCCGCCAGGGCCGTACCGCCGCCGGTCTCGATCCCCTCGCGGGCCATCTGCCGTCCGATCTTGGCGACACCCTTCTCCGGGGCGCTAGCCAGTATCAGCGGGTCCGACGCCAGGGCGAACAAGAAGTCGTAGAAGGCGCCGGGCACTCCGCCGAAGACGGCGCCCCCCTCGCCCGCGGGGCCGAAGCGGGCCACCCGTTCCGCCAGTTCATCCGCATGCGGGGTGGGCCGGATACCGATGCCCGAAGTGGCCAACTTGATCGCGGTTCCATGCGGCACGCCGAAGGTACCCTGCAGCGCACGGGCCCACAACGGCACGCTCTCGTCCTGCATGTCGCGGACGTAGCCGCCCACGAGATCAGCGCCCTTCAGCGCGTTCCAGGCCCGCATCGGAGTCTCCAGCAGCGGGCGCCCGGCCGCGAAGATATCTCGCGAGGAGTCGTAGGCAGCCGCGGCCTCCTGCTCGCCGCGTTCGAGGCGGGCCCGCCGCAGGGACTGGATACCCTCACGAGCCGCCTGTTCAAAGGGGGCAAACTCGGGGAGCGTCGCAGACGGCTGCTCGACGGGCTGCTGCGCAAAGGGAAGCCCCCGCACCGCGGCCTCAAACCCTTCGAACTCGTTTGGTGGTGGGTTTGGCTGTACAGCCAAAGTATTGGACGCAGGGCCAATCCCCGGCGTGCGCACCACCGAGCGAACTGCGTCCTCGAAATACGAGAAGTCGTCGAGGGCGGGGAGGCGGGGCGCCACTACGGCGCCCTCATCAGGTTCCGCTGCGGGTTGGGGAAGCCGCGCTCGTTGAGGAGTCCGGTATTCTTAACCGCCGAGAACATGAGCGAGGCCGTGTTCTTGACCGCGGACGGGTCCATGGGCTGGCCGCTGGCCTTGTAGACCGCTTCAGCCGCTGCGTAGACCCGCTCCATGACGTCATTCGCATCGACGGCGCCGGTCAGCACGTCGAGCATGACGTTCTTGAAGCCGGGCGTCTGCGTCCAGGTCGCCAACTTCGAAGAGTAATCCGCAGGCGGGGGCGCCCCCGTGCCCGTGACGTCGACCGACCCGATGTCGCGCCCGCCCAGGCCGAGGCCGCCCCGAGGTGCCGCGGTGTTGTCCGGGTCGAACTTGCCGACAGTGGTGGGTTGCGGCGCGGGGGCTGCGGCCGGTTCCGCGCCCTGCAACTTGTTGGTCAGGTCGACCAGGGACTGGTACTTCTCCAGGTACTTCTGGTTGACGCCCTCGACCGGCCCCGACAGGATGTTGGTGTAGGTCCCCTCGCCCGTCTTCATGACCGGGCCGGTGATCTCACCGCTGGTCTCCTGCGTCAGCGGGTACTGCTGGTGCCCGGGGGACGGCTGCGGAGGCGCAGCACCTCCCCCCGCGGGGACGCCCCCGCCGGACGGGGCTCCGCCTGCGTACTGGGCGTAGGGACCCAGTTTCTCCTGCACGTAGGCGTCCTTGCTGGGATATTGAAAGACGCTCGTGGCCTGGGCCAACAACGCTTTCTCGCGAGGGTCCTCCCCGGGGAGTTGGATCGATGCGATCTCCTGCAGCAGCGGCTGAATCTGAGCGGGGTTCAACGCCTCCTGGACGCCGTTTTTGTCCATGAACGCCTGTACTGCCCCCGAGCGCGAAGCCGCGGGCAGGGCGGCGTAGTCCCGTATGAAGCGGTCAAAGTAGACCGCATAGGGGCCCAGCGATTCCTTCAGGTCCGCAACATTGTTGTTGGTCTTCGGGTTGGCCCCATAATTGATGAAGTGCTGGAACTTCTGGGCGCCTGCCGGATCCGACGCGAGGAACGACTCGTCACCGTATCGGTAGTCGAAAGCCGCCGCCGCCTCGGTCAATGCGGCGCTGATTCGACGGTTCTGCTCCGCCTGCTGTACGGAGGGGATCAACTTCTCCAGCGCCTGCTGTCGCATACGGGAGACGTCCATCCCCGCGGCATTGGCCTTGTCCAGCCGTCCCAGGATCAACTGAACGGCCTGCTGGAGTTGGCTCTCGTAGTCCTGCTCCGCCTGCCGCCGCAACTGATAGAGTTGCACGCCCTGGCTGAACTGCTGCCGCCGTGCCGATTGCAGCGCATTCCACTCCTGCAGTTCGATGCGGCGATCGACGTCAGCCTCGCGGCGGCGCTGGGCAGCCTCCTGCTGCGCCATGCGCTGCTGGCGCTGAATAGCCGAGGTAGTGTCCGCCAGGGTCTGGGTAGCCTTTACGAGGGCGTCCATGTCAGGTCCCTACTTCTTGTAGTTGTCCATGTTGTAGGAGCCGCCAACGCGGCCCTGCGCCATCGTGTTGGGGCGGGCCTCCAGCATCTGACGGTTCTGTCGGTTGGCAGCCCACTGCTGGGCGTACTTGTTCTGCTCTCGCTCCTGCTGCTCGTAGGCCCGCATCTGCTGCGGAATCTGCGCCGAAGAGAGGGTGGACATCTGTGCCTTCTGCGCCGGTGTCATGTCACCGAAGGACGCCTGAAGGTTCCGCTCCCGCTGCGCGGCCAGGGCCTGTCGCTCCGGCTGCGGCAACTGGTCCTCGTTCAGGCTGTATTGCAGCAGCCCAAGCATGTTCATCAGGTTCGGGTTACCCGCTGCCGCCTGCTCGATCATCTGCTGCAGTGCGAACTGCTGGGCGGCCACCTGCGCCTTGTAGAGGTCCTCCAGCCCGGCATAGTACAACTGCCCCAGGTTGACCGGGTTGTTGGCGCTGACGCGGGGGTCTGCCGCAGGAACCGTAGGCGTGGGCTGGGCCTGCGGAGCGCTGGCCGGCCGCTGCGCCTGGGGCTGCTGTGGAGCAGCAGACGGCGCCGCAAAGAAGAGACGGCGCTGCCCCGCCGGATTGATCGGTACGGGGTTATTCAGTACCCCGTAGGCCTGCAAAAACTGCTGGCGCTCTGCCTCAGTCATCTTCCGCAATCCTTTCCGTGTTACCAGCCTGGGCCCCAGGCGTCCGTGACCACCATCCCAGGACCCGTGTAACTTGCGCTCCCCATGCTATCGTAAAGCATCTGGTCCGCAGCAGCCAGCGCCGCCGTATTGTTGCTGCTGCCAGGGTCATATCCCGGCGGAGAACCCCCCGGGGGCTTCGGGGGTCCTGCCGGCGCCTCTTTCTCGTCCTTCTTGCCCATCCCCGTTGGCGGGTTCTTGTACTCCCCGCCCATCGTGGGGCCGTAGTTCGTCCCGCCGCGGCCGGTCCCCGCGACCTGCACGAGGGCGTCAGGCTGGAACATGGTAGCAGCGTATTGCGCCGCCAACCGCTGCAGCGGAGCCTGACTGGCGAGGTAGGAATTCACCATGTTGTTGAGCAAGTTGTCCCGCGAGTTCGTGTTGAGCGCGTTCCCCATCAACGCCGCCTCCGCTCCAAACACCTGGGGGGCGAAGGCACCCTCTTGCTGCGCCAGGGCGCCCATGACGCCAGCCTTCTGCCCGAACATATTAGCCGCGGCCTGGGCGCCGAACTGGCCCAGCCCAAGCATGGCGCCGAGAATGCTGTTGCGGGCCCCGTAGTCGGCGGCCAGCCCGGTGCCCACCACGTTGGGCAGGAAGCCCTGGCCCTGGGCCACCGTGTTGGCAATGATGGGGGCACCGATCTGGGCCATCGCCGCCTTCAGTTGCTGCGAGACGCTCCCCGACGATGGCGCCGATTCCGAGCCTCCAGCAGACCCCAGCAACCCTGCTCGGATGTTGCCGAGATAGGGGGCCAGTTTCTGCTCCATCTGCGCGACGTTCCGGTTGGTGATGTCGTCGAAGGCCTGCTGCCCACCAGCGCGAGCAATCTGCCCAGGCACCGAAAAGTCAAGGCCGCCGTAGTTGCCAAGCCCTCCCATGATGGATCCCATGTAGTCCTGCCATGCCCCGATGGTCTGGTCCATGATGCCGGAGGTACGGTCCCGCACGTCTCTGAACCAGCCCGCATAGACGCCATTCGGGTCCAAGGCCTGATCCCGCATGCTGCCGATCTGGTTGATGATGTCCTGCTGGGCGGCCCACCATGCATCGTGCGCGTCGTCAAAGGCTCCGGCAGCGTCGAACTGGTTGCGCCCCATCAGGGTGTCCAGGATGCTGCCCCGCAACCCGCCCGCGGCGTCGCCGCCCAGGTATTCAATCAGGGGCCTCAGCGGGTCGCTGTACCCCTGCCACGACGGGCTCTGCGAGTAAACCGTGGGGTCAACCCCCTGCGGCATGATCTGCATCGGCATCTTGTGCTACGCTCCTAACTCCACTGCCCCGTCCGCGGATCCCAGTACTTGCCCTGCTTGTTCTGGGTCACGGGCTTCCCGTAATAAGACTGCTGCCACGATGGTAAGGTTGACCCCGAAGGCTGGGCCCACCTGCCCTTGGCGTTGACGGGAGACGTCGTATTGAAGGAAGACCCCCCGAACCCGTGCTCGGTCGTCACCCCCTGACCCCCTTGTGGGGGATTCCAACCGCCGTAAGAGGACCGGCCTCCCCCTCCCCCTCCGCCGCCCTGCTGGTGGCCCCCTCCTCCGGACCAGGGGGGGTTGCCCATCGGGGCCCCCGTGCGCGGATCCGTGACCGGCGGGATGTACCCGGACGGAGACGGGTTGTTCGCACCATAGGTCAGGTTGACCTGGGGGGCCGGGATGTTGGCCAGGAACTTGGAGAAGTCCGGCATCTGGAACTCGGGGAACTTGATCTCGGGCATCTGGTTGGTGACTTGGGAGTTGTAGGTGGCGCCCTCGAAGGTGTTGTAAGTGACCTGCGGTACGGCCTCCTGGTAGCCCCCGCCCCCCTGCTGAAACTGCTCGGAAAGCAGGCGCTGCAGGAGGCCCTCCATGCCCTCCTGGTTCGTGAGTTGCTGCCGCATCAGGTACAGCAGGGGGTTCTGGTACATCGCCGCCAGATTGTCCATCTTCGTCGACCTACTCCTCCGCGGGCGCAGAAGCCGTCTCCTGCCCGCTACAGTATAGCACTGCTTCGGCCCCCCTGTCGAGGAACCCTACTCCTGCGGAGGGAGTCGCTCTCGCAGCAGTTCCCTCAGGAGAGCCTTCACTTCCGGCAGGCCGTAAGTGTCGATGCGGTCGTGATGCTGCTTCCACTTGTCCGGAGGCGGCGTGGGGTCGTGGGCGGCCACAACCGCTTGCAGGGCCTGTCGCTCCTGCGGGGTCAGGTCGCGCCCGTGCGGATGGGCGAGGTATCCCTCCTCGTTCATGCGGCCCGTGATCCCGACCGCACGGAGTTCTTCAGCAATCTTGGGGATGTTGACGCGCTTGCCCCAGGGGATCATACGGCTTCCTCCAGGATCTCTAGGGTCGAGAGCAGGGTTCCGCCGAGTTTCTGCGCCGACGAGAAGCCATTGATCGTAGTGGTTCCTGCCAGTACACCTCCGATGCGGATCTTGAACGTCGTGGCCGACGTGGTTCCAGCCACCATGGTGTACTCAAGAATCAGTGTGGCGTAGGAATTGTCTGAAGGAAGCGAGATCCAGGACGCATCGAGCGCATTCGCCGTGCTGTCCTGGAACAGCGCCATGATAATATTATTAGTAACCGAACTCGAAACATGGAATTTGGCTCGGATCCGCAGGCGGTTCGTGACGCTCGTGGGCGTGATGGAGAGCGTACAGTACTCGTCGCCCTCGACGTTCTGCGGGATGGTGTTGTCCTGCACCATCAATGTCGAGCCAGTGTCCACGGTCGCGAAGGAGTTGAAGACCCGCTGGACTACGTTGTCCACAGCGTCTGCCTTCAGAGCCAGATCCGTATCATCGGCAATCGTCCCGTCACGATTCTGGAAGGTCCAGGTTCGATCCGCGGTGATGTTGTGAACGGCCTTGCCGGTGAAGTTCGTGCCCGACCTCCACCAGAGGTCTGCGTTATGCAGCCATTGCGCCAGGACAACAGAAGCCCGCTGCAGCGGGGAAGCGCCCATGGTCTACGTGATCCGCTGCATCGAGATTCTGACGTAGACCTCCGCCGCAGTCGTGGCTAACCCGCGGAACTGGGTGCCCGCCGCCATGACAGTCGAGAAGGGGTACACCTGCCAGTTCCCGGCGCTACCGGCGGGGGGCAGGCTCTCATCCACTAACGGCTGAGTAGCCAGCGTATTCGTGCCGATCTCCGCCTGATTGACGCCGTCTCCGTCGTTCTTGACGGCGATCTCCTTGAGGATGTAGATAGATCCCGCCGGCAGCGCACTGCCGATGTTGGCCTCCGGGTTGGGGAGAAACCCTTCGTATGCGAGATACGGGCTGTTGGCCATGCTGCCTCCTTCAATCCATGATGACGCTGGTCATGGCGTCGTCGATCATCTTACGAACCTCCGAGCGACTGATCCCCTGTACCATAGAGGCCGCCTGAACGGCCTCCTCAACCATCCGCTGCGCTTCAGCGCGGGAGATTCCACGGGCCTGCTGAGAAATTTCATTACGCAGGTCGTCGAGCATCCGTTGTACCTCAGTGCGACTGACCCCCCGCGCCTCCATCGCCGAGGCGTCTCCCACCGCGGAAACAGCAGAAGTGACCATCGCCCGAGTAGCGGCCCCCGAGCCCTGCATAAGGGCGGTGAACTCGGCGTCCTCTCCCATCGAAACGAAGGATAGCCCTGCCAGGATCTTGTAGAGGTCCAGGATATTCCGCTCGCACCCCTCAATGCGCACCTTATCGGAATCTCCGGGACCGGGGTTAAAAAGGGGATACAGCCCGCTGCTCATGCCGGTGCGTTACCTCCCGACAAGCGAATGGCTCGCCACTCCATGGCCAGGGCCTTCACCCACAAGTCCGTCCCGGTCAGTTCGAGTTGGATTTCCGAGAAGCGGGGGTATCCGCTGGCGCCGCTGAAGGCGGGCTGCCGCGTGTCCCGCGGTAGGCTCTGGTTGGTGAACAGGGTGTTGAGCCGCTGCGTGCCGTCAACCCCATATTGCCGCGTCGCCAGCGTAGCCGTACCCTGTCCCGCTACCAGGACGCGACGATAGGTCTTCTGGATTAACGGACTGCCCATATCCAGCCGTCTCGACCTCCACTGCCCCATGACGTCTTCCCCGCCACCCGCAACGCTGGTGATCCCGGTCAAGTCTACGTCGATGCTCTGCCCTCCCGTGGTCCCGTCATCGATCACCAGGGTGGTAGTGACCGGAGACGTCTGGGCGCCCGCTGCGTTGAAGGTCAGCGTACCCGTGCTCGCCCCCGACGTCAGGCCGACCCATACGCCCCCGGTGAACCCGGTGATGGCGTAGGTCCAGGTGTCGTCCAACCCTGCGTTGTTCACCGTCTTGGTCAACGTCAAGACAACACGGTGGGATACTCCGCTGCGATCCCACCAAGCCAGCGACTGCACGGCGGTAGCCGCCACCGCGGCCGAGGAGTCCAGCACCCCGGTCCAATCTGCCTCGGTGGTCAACCCCAACGAAATCGCGCCGGACCCATCTGCGGACGTGGCATCCGCGGCGTCCACCGTACTGTCGCCGGTACCACCGGCGCTGGGCTGTGTCAGGGCCGTGAAATCCACGCTGACCGTCTGGTCCCCCGCCGTATCATCTCCGATCACTAGGTCGAAAGCCACGGCTCCTCCGCCGTTGACATCCGAAACCACCCCCGCGGTGAAGGTGATGGTACCCGTGTCGTTGGCCGAAGGTACGGTGCCGTCCCAGGCACCGGCCGCGGCGATGCCGTTGATGGTGTAGGCCCAGACATTCGGGGCCGTCTTCTTGAATGTCACGCTGGTGACGTGCCCCGTGTTGGTGCGGTCATACCACGAACGATTCTCGGTCGTAATGGTGAACCCCACCAACTCGTCAGCGTCGAGAATCCCGGTATAGGCCGCCTCCGTAGTCGGGGTGGGTCCCTGGCCGGTACCGTCCTGGGATGCGTCAAGCCAGATATCACGGTCCTTGGTAAAAGATACCGAAGAAGTAGTGTAACTGTAGTCCGCGGACCACTGGCGCAGACTCTGGCGATACACGTTGCCGTCCCCGCCTGCGATGTAGAAGGCATGCCCCTCGGGAGCGGCCACTACCGCCTGCGCTCCGACGTAGTGGCCTACCGCGGATTCGGGCGGATACGCCCAACGGTAGAAGCATTGGTACCGCGTGCGGTCGTAGATGAACAACCGCAACGGGTTTGTCGAAGACGGAGCGTACCGCGTACTCCCCGGATTGGTGGACTGCGCCAGGACGTAGTAGTTCGGCGTCAGCACTCCCCAGGAACGATTCACGTCCGTCGACCCGGCGATGTGCGGACTGTACCCGCGGACCTGATCGGAAAGAACCTCCACCGTGGAGGATAACTGAATCAGGTTGCCACGAAAGCGGAACACCGAGACCGAGCCGAAGGAACTGAGGCTGGCGGGATGGTCGCACCCGACATACTCATGTACCGCGTCGAGGTTGTAGCGCAGAGGCGGCTGCCCCCGCAGCGTCAGGATGGCCCGCTCACAGAAAACGATGAGTTGGCCCGGCTGATTGACCATGCCAGTGATGAAGCCGTGCCGCGGAGAGATGTCGATGTAATTGAGGGCCGGCCACGAATCGTAGGCAGCGGCGTCGCTGTGGTACAGGCGGTTCGGATGCGCAGGGTCCCCCGCAACGTACATGACTTTGTTGTAATGCGAGATGTACTCCCCCACAGGAGAGCCGGAAACCACCGAAGCGGAGCCACTGGCTCCGTCCCACTTGACTACGCCGGTGAAGTTCTTGTTCACCATGTAGTAGGCTCGGGCATCGCCTGCGCTGGCGAAACGCACGGGATCGCTACCTGGGGACTTGGGCACGGTAAACGAGGAGAACGTGATGGTGGGGTTGATGTCTCCGTAGTAGAAGGTGGTGCCGGACTTGGCGATCAGCACCTTGGTCTGCCCTACCAAATCCATGCCCACGATCATCTCGGCGCCGATATCATTGGCGTTGAGCCGCGTGGTACCCAGGCGGTTGGTGAGGTAGCCGTCCCGCATCAACTCGAAGTTGACCATGATCTCGGCTTCCCGATCCTCGCGCTGCAAGAAAGTCTCCCCGCCCGTGAAGTTCGAGAGAGCCCAGAGTTGATGCGGCCCGCGGAATGCGCCCCTCATCTACAGGAACCAGTCCTCGTTGACGTCGCGGACGTCCCGCACCACGGCGTACTCGTCCCGCCCGCTGTAGAGGCGCCACTCCACGTACCGCTTGGTGTACTCCTTGAAGCGAGCCATCATCTTGGTGTCGGTGCCGGTGGGGTCCCCCTCGTGTGACACCAGCATGGCGATGGCGTAGTAGTACAGCCCCGGCCGCAAGAAGTTAGGGACGCCCTCGGGCTCGTCATCATCGTCGGTCATCAAGGCCGGCTCGCGGAAGATGTAGGCCGTGACCGTCCTGGCCTCCGAGGGAGGGGAGGGGCCCAGCAGCAGGTTCCCTCCCCAGATGTCGTACAGCGTCACCCAGCCGTTGGTCGACGTCCAGAAGGTCATGTCCCGCGTGCTGCCCGGCTGCACCCGATGCCCGTCGTAGAACAGCCGCCCCATCTTCAAGAAGCCCGTGGGCAGGGGGTATTCCCGCTTCCCCACCTGCGTCTTGAACGTCCAGATATCCTCGATGGCGGTGTTGGGATTGGTGGCAATCATCTCCTGGTAGGCGTCGTTGAGGTAGCCGTTGACGACCGACGCCGCGTAGTGGCTGTCGGTGTCGGACTCGTTGATGAACGCCAGCGCCCGCTGGCGCAGGTCGACGAGGCGAATCGGCTGGGGGGCTGCGGGCATCTACTTCCTCCGCGGAGATAGCGAAAGGCGGCCCTCGCGAGCCGCCCTCCGGTTGCCGAGATACCGTCGCGAGGCTTCGGTGTCTCTCGGGCGCTACTTGCGGTACGACTTCTTGACAGCCGTCCGCGCCGACTTCTTGGCGTCCTTCTTGTCCTTCTTCTTGGCGTCCTTCTTGGGGTCGCCCTTACCGAAGGGGACGAAACCGCCCTTGACCATACCGCTGTGCTCCTCTCTACCTGTGCTTGCCCGAGGCCAGTTCCGCCATGCCGGCGGCCTTGGCCACGGCGATGTCCGCGGCGTCGTTCAGGTCGGGGCCCTTGACGTTGGCCGGCTTGGCCACGCCCTTGGTCCGCACGCGCTGGTTGAGCAGGTCGTCCGCCGTCACCGGCTGGCTGTCGGCCTCCGCCAGCCGCAGCGCGTCCTCCAAGGAGAGCCCGCCTGCCACGAAGTCCTCATCGAGAGGGGTTGCGGTGACTTCGATCTCCGACTCGTCCGGGAGCGCCCCGCGGTAGAAGTCCTTGCCCTTGCCGTAGGCCTCGGCCCACTCGCGGACGTAGAAGTCTCCGCTCTGCAGGTACTCCCAGTGGTCTCGCCCCACGCGGTTCTCCAGCATCCGACAGGCGTTGTTCCAGTCCTTCGGATTGTCTCGCTCGGCAGGGTTGCCGAACCAGAGCCACGCACGCCCCGCGGGGATGTGCATGACGGAGCCGTTGGGGTAGTCGGGGTTGTCCTTGCCGGGGAAGACGTAGGGTCGGCCGTTGTAGCGTTCCCGAATCGTCCTGTTCCCGACGTTGACCACGGACACGATGTCCTGTGCCGCCTCTTCGATTTCCTTGGATACCGTGACTGGCATGTTGTACTCTCCCGGACGTTATTTTTCTGTGTAGGTCAGAGCGCCCTTACAGGCACTCGATGAAGCCCTCGACGGTGTTGGCCGCGTCCACGTCGTCCGTGACCGCCACGCCGATGATCTTGTGGGTGGGGGCCGTGCCGCTGGCCACACGCTCCACCGTCCTGTCGGTGGCCGACAGGATCAGGGAATCGCCGTCCACGATGTTGTCGCCACCGCTGGTCTTGATGGCGTCGTGGTAGCCGTAGCACTGGATCCAGCCCTTGTTGCCGATGGTGATGGCGCCGATGCCCACGCCTGCCGGCTGGTTGCGATCGGCGTCGGAGACGTCGTTGGTGACGCTCCGCTTGTACTTGTCGTCGAACGCCAGGGCGTCGCCGTCCGCCACGTCGGCAGTCGAACTTGCCGCCACCCCGACGAAGCGCAGGCAGCGGATGCCCAGACTCGGGTCGATCTGCCAGCGGAGCAGCCCGAGGGTGTCCTCCTCCAGACGGGGGAGGGCCGTGAGCGAGCGGCTGTCGTTGTACGTCGTCTTGGTGACGAACGCGGGGTTCATCCCCAGAATATCGGAGTAGGCCATCTCTCAGAATCGCTCCTTTACTTCAGGTGAAGACTTCTGACCCTAGCCGCCACAGAGGTGGCCGAGGCCGTTGGGGTCGTTCTTGACGCCGGTGGTCTGGGTCCAGCCGGCCGGCAGCGGCCCCTTGCCGGGGTGGCTGTAGCCGTCCTCGAAGTGCATGTTGCCGAGGGAGCCGCCCGCGGTGTGCATCTTCGCCTCGTAGTCCTGCGTCAGGCGCTGCGGGTCCCAGAGGCCGGGGGGCGGCATGCTGCCGTTCCAGTTGACCTCGCCGGGAACTGCTTCGAATCCCATTGTCGTTTCCTCCTACACGTATTCGGGGTCGGTCCCGTGCCAGATTCCGTTGGGGCGGAACATGCCCTCCTGCGGGCCTGGAACTCGGTTGCCGTACATGCCCTGCCGCAGGTCTTCCCCGCATTCGTTCATGCACAGGTGGGCTGGCATCCCAGGGGTGCCGGGAGGCGTCATGCGCTCCTCGTCACCCCCGAGACCCATCAGCCCGAAGGAGAAGGACAGGCCGCTGATCTCACCGTGATGTGAACCGTGCATGTCAGGACCGTCCTTCCGTTACGAGACTAGGCGTTCGGGTCCAGATCGCGGATCTGGCCCTGCAGGCGGGGCTGGTCGCAGATCGGCTGACCCGCGAACAGGATGTGCGCCAGCGCCACGTCCTGGCCCGTCACGCGAGCGAAGGGCACGAACATGAAGTTGCGGGCGCGGTGGACGTAGAAGGTCCAGTGCCGCATGTTGATCATCCACCAGCGGTGGTTGGGCGTGGTCGCCACCTGATCGTCGGCGATCACCGGACGCATCATGAACAGCACGTTGGGGTGCCCCATGTTGGCCGTGGCGTCGTCGCCCGTGCGGATGGTGGGCGTCAGCAGTTGGACGTACCGGCTGAACATGCCGGGCGTGGTGACGTGGTGCGTCGGCCGGTCGTTGTCCTTGCTGCAGTTCTGGTAGTTGGTGATGAGCAGCGGGATGGTGAGCCCGCGGCCCACGCCGCCGTTGGCGCTGTACTGGGCGCGGATCGCGGTGACCGTGGTGCGCGACACGTTGCCGTAGGTCGCCACGTTGGTGGAGTCGTCGATCGCGGCCGACAGGCCCGTCATGGCCTTGTTGGAGTTGCCGGTGCCGTCGCCCTGCAGGTCCGAGCCCATGGTCTCGCGGAGGCTGTACTCCGCGATCTGGGAGCGGATCTTGAGCAGGTTGGCCACCGCGTTCTCGCCGCCGTTGCGCAGATCGTCCAGGCCCGTGTACGCGATGGTCGCGTAATACTGAGCCCAGTTGAACTCGAACGAGGTGAGTTCGTCGTCGAAGGCCATGTTCAGCGGATCCGCACCGCTGTACGAGGCCGGGGTGGAGTTCTTGTTGATGACGATGGGCTGCGAGATGTGCGTTCCGCCGTCGAGGAAGACGGTGTTCTGGAACATCAGCGCCAGCGTCGGGTTGCTCAGGAGAACCTGATCGACGACGTAGGGGAGAATCTCCCGGTAGGTCACCGACGAGAGGGTATCGAGAGACATATCCGTGCTCCTTTGTTTCTGCTAGAGTCGCCTACGCTAGGCGCCGCCGAAGCCGGCCCGAAGACCGGCGGCCACTCGGTTGGTCACCTGCGTCCAGTCCCGCGACCGCTGGGGGGCGGGCTCGGGAGCCGCAGGCGCCACCCCGGCACGAGCACCCGGAGGCTCGACCCTGACCCCGGGAGGGGCGGCAGGAGCCGGCGCCTGCTGGGCGACCATGGCGGGATGGGGAATGACGTTGGGTCCCGGAGCGGCGGGAGGGGCGTACTGCGGCTGCCGGGCCTGTGCCCAAGCCTGCTGCCGTCTCTTCATCCCCTCGGAGATCACGGTCTGTCCGATGAGGCTGGCGAAAGCCTGTTCGAGATCGTCGGTCCCGATGCGCATGGCGTGAGCCGCCACGGCACGACGATCGAAGGCGGGGCCGTAACGAGCCTGCATGTCGTCCATCTGGTTGCGGTACCGCAGCACCTCGGCCTGATGGCGGGCCGCAGCGGTCTCCTGCTTGAGACTCTGGATCTCCCGCTGCAGCGCCTGATACTCGGGGGTCCGAGCGAAGTTGACGGGCGGGGCGGTGCCTGCGGCCTGAGCCTCGGGGCTGGGCGGCTTGGCCGCCTCCTCCGCCGCCGCGGCCTGCACCTGCTCGGGGGTACCGCCGCCGCGGATGACCTCCATGACCCGCTGCATCTTGCTCGGGTCGGAGCGCAGGATGCGGTCGATCTCGCCGTACTGGCGGAAGTAGTTCTCGTACTGGTCGACCGCCTGCTGCAGGGCGTAGATTTCCATCTGCGCCTGCCAGGGGTCCAGGCCGTACAGCGGCTGCTGGGCGTAGGGCTGCTGGAACTGCACGCCCTGCACCTGCGACTCCGGCACCTGCTGCGGGGGCGGCTGGTGGTAGCCAGAAGCCGGCGTCTGTTCGACGTTCGAGTGCGGGATCTGCACCCCGCTGACGGCGGGCTCGCCCTGGGGCGGGGCGTTCTGCCCGTAGAGCATGGAACCCTGGGACGAACCCAGGTGGGCGGCCACTTCGGGGCTCGGGGAGGGAGAGGCCGGCGTAGCGCCCGGATACATCACCGACCCGGCGCCCGCGTTACCCGCGGAGACCGAGGCGGGGACGGCGCTGGCGCCCCCCATGCTGCTGGTGTCGGGCTGGGTGACGCCCTGTACGGTGGTCACGCCCGTGATCGGATCAATGAGTCCCATCTTTTGCCTCCGGACCTATACTACCACACGGGCAGCATATTGTATAGTACGCTCCTCTTTTCCTTCTCAGGAGCAGGAGCCGTCTCCTGATTCTTTTCTTCACGACTTATCTCAGGTTCTTGCCGAGCACGCCGCGGGCTGCCCGCTCGTCTGCCCGGCGCTTGGTGGACGCGAGACACTCCTCCAGAGCCGCGATCTGTCGCTCGTTCTCGGGATGTGGAAACGGCCCGGCCTGGAACGCCTTCAGGCGGTCGAGGAGGATCGCGTACAGCACCGCCTCGGTGACGCCGGGTTTCGAGCCCTCGACGTGGCGTGGGCCATGCTGGAACTGAATGTCCAACACCGGCTCTGCTGCCGCTTCTACAAATGGGATACCCGAATGCACTTGGATTGTCGCCCGGTATGCATGCGATGCCCCGCCGCCGTTCGGATCCTGCTCGTCGCAGGTGATAGTGATGGCGTCGTTCAGGCCGTGTCCGTCGTGATGCTCGAAGATAAGCCGCATGCGTATCTCCTATCGCGGACTCATGGCCGGCTGGTCGGGCTCGCGGGGGAGCCCGCGGTCCGGCAGCGGTCCGTCCGGCCCGAACGACCCCATCGAAGAGGAATTCATCCGGGCCAGAATCTCGTCGAGGTCGCGCAGCACCGAAGCCAGCCGGTCGGCGGGCTCCGAGGCGGGGTCCATCTGCCGCAGGATCTGCTGACCGATGTTGACCATCATCAGCAGCCCCTTGTTGAGGCCGTCCGACATGCCGGGGCGGGTGATGGGCGGACCGGGCGGCGGCCCCATCGGAGCCCCCATGCTCGGCACCGGCATCCCCATCGGTGGGGGGCCCTGGGCGTTGGGCGGCATGGGCGGAGCCCCCATGCCCGGCACACCGGGAGGGCCTCCGCCACCGCGCATTTGCTGCATGGCCGCCATCAGCGCCATCATCTTCTGCGGGTCGGGCTGTCCGGGAGGGCCCCCCTGCGGGGGCATCCCCATTCCAGGCATCATATCTTCACAACCTCCCTAATTCTCGCTCCACCGATTATCCGCCACCGGGCGGAGGAGGATAACCACCCGGGGTTCCGCCGATGGGAGGAATCGAAGCAGGCATGGCTCCAGCAGGACTCGGAGGTGCGGCTCCGGGACCTGCAGGAGCAGCCTTCCGAACAGACAGAGCGTACCCGGACTGATCAGAGCGATCGCGGTTGGGCACTCCAGGACTTCCATCGTAATCCTCGATCCCGCTGCCGCTCATGTCGCCCATGCGCCGCAGCACCGCCTCACGATTGGGCCACTGCACTCCCTCCAGGGCGCCCCGCTTGTCGAGCAGTTGCAACTGGTAGAGCTGGATGGCCTGCTGGGCGCGGGCCGCCCGCAGGAACGCGCTCATGGAGTCGACCTCGACTTCGATGTCCCAGTCACCGCGGGCGGCGTGCTGGTCGAATGGCACCCAGTAGGGCGTGCCGTTACTGCCCACCAGCCGCACGATGCGGGGACGGGTGTACTTCTGCTGCATCAGGGCCACGCAGATACCCGCGAGGTCCTCCAGGGAGTCCTTCATCAACAGTCCGAGCAGGTGGATGCGGGTGTTGGCGATCTGCTGGGCCGCCTCGAAGCCGCTGCCGCTGCGCACGCCACGAGGGGGCTGGCCGGAAGCCGTGGCCGGCACCCCGATGACCTCGCGCAGGTCGCGGATGGTCATGTCCACCGCCTGCAGCATCCAGTTGGGGAGCTGCATGGGGGACTCGCGGCGCACCTCGGTGCCCTGGTTCTTCTCGATGACGAGGCCGGGCTCGTTGGTCAGCATGCGACGGTCCACCTGGGAGCCGCGATCGACGATCCAGACCGCGTTGCTCATCAGGTTGGCGTGGTTCACGATGTCGGAGCGCCGCTTGTCGAGTTCGATCTGGAGGTCCCGCAGGATCTCCATAGCGCCCTGGCCGTAGAACTCACCCGGCATCGGGTTGAAGGTGAACTTGACGTAGGGCCACTTGGTGTACGGAGCCGGGCCGTCGTCGAGGCACACCCCGCCGGCATAGTGGAACACCCGCCCGTTGGGGTACCGCTTGCGGGTGACCGTATGCATGATCACCTGCGGCTGCCCGGTGTTCGGGTCGACGCCGATCTGGATAGGCAGGGTCTCGGTCACCATCGAGTGATCCCGGTACCACACCTCGTAGAGATCGCACCACTGCTCCTGCGACTGGCCCACCGAGGGTGTAGCGGTGCCGAAGGCTTCGCCGTAGTTGATGAGGGGCTGCACCCCGTAGGTGGCCGACACCAGGGTGGCTGGGCCCTGCGGGTCGCGGCTGAACATGCCGGTCGCCTTCATCTCGGCGTAGGAGGCCTGCTCCTTCGCGGTACCCGTGCGCACGTACTTGCCGCGCTCCGGGTAGTTGCGGCGGATGTAGGAGAGCGGGACCCGCTTGACCTCGATGACGTATTCGGCCCGGTCCAGGTTGTCCGCCATCGGGTCCACCCAGATGTTCTCGGTGGGCACCAGATCGAAGCGGATACCGCCTTTGCCGTCCTCAGCCGTCTCGTCCCACCAGATTTTCAGGTACCCGGTACCGTAGATACAAGCGTTCTTGAAGGCATTGAGGGTGTGGCGGGAGCCCTTGGCGCGGCGCCACACGCTGTCCATCGCCGCCTGAATGGTCTCGACGTAGGGGTGTTGCTCCCGTGCCGTGGCACTGAAGACGATCTTGGGCGGGCTGCCGAACAGCACCGCCAGGATGGTCTCGATGATGGACTGGGAGTAGTTGACCGTCAGGTAGGCCTTCCACCGCTGCGCCCGAGGCAGGTCGGTGGGCTTCCAGGTGTTGCCGCGGTACCGGCTGTAGTACTTGCTCCACTGGTCGGAGAAGGGCTTGCGGTAGCGCGTGGCTTCGTCGAGCAGTTCGAGGACGAAGCGGGCGGTATCGGAAAGGTAGGCGCCCGACCCATCGGCATCGTGCGGGCGTGTCACAGGGGAGACCAGTTGGTTCTGGCCCTTCTGCTTCACGTAGCCCAGATAATCCAACGCGGCAGCCATCAGGCGTATGCCCCCGCCTTGCGGCGAATACGGTTAATGGTGGACATGCTCACTGAGAACTCTTCCGCCAGTGTGCGAAGAGTAGACGCCCCCTCCGCCATGCGCTCCTCTACCTGCTGCACCTGCTCCGCCGTCAGCCGCTTCTTCCGAGAACCCGTATGGTTCCGAGATGGGGGTGCGCTTCGTCCAGTGCGCGTCCCCCCGTGGGCGCTTGTCGGGATTGTTGACCGTCCAGTGGCGGCCCTTGGACACCATGTCTCGAAGGTTGTCGGCCTGTGTGCCCGCAATGATATGCCCGGGATTGCAGCAAGCCCTGTTGTCGCAACGATGACAGAGCACTTTTCCCCGAACGTCCTCGCCTGTGTAGTAGGCGTACAGCGCCCTGTGGGCGCGATACGTCTTACCAGCGTAAGTGAACTGTCCGTAACCCTGGTCGTTGAGGCTTCTGGTCCAGTTCCAGCACCCAGACACAGGATCGGGCACAACGTAACGAGCATTCCGCACCAGTATCGCCACGGGTATAGCCCCCTTTCCTATGTCGAGCGCCGCCGCCGTGCTACTTGATCGCCTTCGCCACCCGCGGCTTCAGCGCCGGGTGATGCTGCCCCTTCGGGGGCTGCTCGTCGAGACGAATGGTCTTACCCTGGTCCTCGACCGGCATGATGTCCCGCTTGGCGGGCTTGATGGCCCCCAGGCGGAAGTTGCCGAACTGCAGCGGGCCCATGGGCTTCTTGATGGTGCCGTCCGTGTAGGTCGACCGCTCCAGATCCTTCTTCTTCTGCTGCTCATCACGCAGCCTGCGGTCGTAGGTCTCGCTCTGCTCCGGGCCCCATTCATGCAGCCCGTTCTCCTTGAGGAACTGCTTGCGCTCCCGCATGGAAGAGAACGAGCGGCCGAGGCCGACGTCGAAGCCGCTGAACTCGCGGCAGGGGGTGCGATCGATGTAGGGAGGGGTCACGAAGACCTGGGTGGCCTCCTCCCCACACTCGCACTCCACAGAAGCAGGCTTCTGTGACATAGGGCAGGTGTACTCCAGGTAGTGACCCCCGCCGCACTTGAACTCGTAGGTGGGCACTGTGGTGCTCCTTACGGCAACGTGTAGACGTGATACCAGATGGTCACGTTGGCCGTGCTGTTTCCCGTGGTGAAGGGGGCGGTGGCGTTGGTGATCTGGATGGCCGCGGCCTCGTCGATGGCCACTCCCGTACCCGGACGCACCACCAGGGAGTCCACAGCCGAGGTCACGTTGGCCGTCTCGATCACGGCGCACACGTCGGTGCCGTCCGCATACTCCACGCTGACGTTGCCACCGCCGGCAAACTGCGTCGTGTTGTAGGCGAAGTCCCACACCACGCTCTCCACCACGATGGCCTTGCCCGCCGCGGGCGCGGCGATCAGTTGCACCGGAGCGCCGTACATGTCCAGAATGTTCTGGGCGGTCAGTGCCGTCGTGGTCTTGCGCAGCACCGACTCTTCGAGCATGGCGCTGGTGACCTTGCCCGCCCCGATGGCGGTCACGCCTGCGTTGGAGATGGTAATGTCTCCGGACATGGCCACCGCTGTCGGCACGTTGGATCCGTTGCCCACCAGCAGTTGTCCGCTGGTCAGAGCCGCCAGTTTCGAGAAGGCGATAGCCGCCGAGGCGCTGATGTCGGCGTTGACGAGGGAGCCGTCCACGATGTTGGCCGAGCCGAACTGCTGAGTCGTCTGGGCCTGGGCCGGCTGCGTGGCCGGCAGGGTGAGGAACAGCCCGCCGATGCCGAACAGGATCAGCAGCAGCGAGAGCAGGAACGCATTGCGAATCTTCACGATCAGAAACCTCCTTCTGTGCTCGGGGCCTAGTTCTGGGCCTCGGTGTAGATGCCGTGGACGGTGCGCAGGCGGAACACGCCGGTGTTCTGCATCACCACGGCGATCTCGAAGCGGACCTCGCCGTTGGCGGTGACGTAGTAGGCCGGGGTGTTCAGGGTCAGGGTGAGCAGGTGCTCGCCGTTGGCCACGGTGGAGTCGATGCGCTCGGCCGCAGTGTCGTGTGCGGCGTCGTAGTCACCGTCCACGATGGCGCCGCCGTGGCTGTTGGTGACCACGGGGTTGGTCGCCTGGGCGTAGACCACGCTGTCCACCCGCACGTCGAGACTGGTCAGGTTGGCCGTGGCCAGTTCGTAGGCGATCTCCAGCCCGGTCAGTTTCGCGCCCCGGCTGGCCGTCTCGATCTTGTACGGCACCAGTCCGCTGAAGTAGAGGGTCTCAGCACCGGTCGCGATGCGCTCCCAGTACCAGAGTCCGGCAGCGGCGCGGGTGAGGACCGGCATGGCCGCCGTCGACACGATGTCGAGAGCCGACAGTTGAAAGGGGCGGATGATGCTGGTCTGCTCACGGCCGACATGCAGCGCCGTCTTCACCTCGTTGTCGGTGTCGCCCCACCACTGGAAGACGTCTCCGGTGGCGTTGACGCGGACGTGCCCGGCCGCGGTCGGGGTGCGGTCCGTGTTGAGACGGTCGACGCACAGGAGATCGGGGATACCGTGGAAGTACCGCTCCAGGGGTTCGGCAGTGGGCATCAGGAACTACCTCCGTTCGTTTTCATCAGGAAGCGATTCCTGAGCCGACCCCAGGAATCCTGGTTGCCTGGAACTTCTCCACCGCCTCGGGGAACGAGCCGGCGATGTGTAGATTCCGCATTCTGCCATAGGGCAGGGTGGTGTAGGGCGCCTGGGGCGGCCCGATCAGGAAGGTACGCAGCCCCTTGCGGGCGTACTCCAGGGCGGCCTCGGTGTCGTCCTCGAAGGCGACGCGGGCGTCGGGAATCAGGCGTATCACGGATGCCTTGTTGTCTCCCTTGCGGCACTCCACCCCGGAGATGGTGACCCCGGGGAAATCTCTGGCCATGGCCAGTTGGGTGGCCCGCACCATGCTGCGGTCGCGGGCGGTCACCACCACCAGTTTACCGTACTCCGCCAGAGGGAGCAAGGCCTCCGCGACACCGGGGAAGGGTTGGAGATTGTAGAAGAACTTCGGGTCCTTCAGGCACTTGAGGATGTGCTCCCCGATCTCGGGGCGATCCGGCGGCGCCATCATCAGCAGATTCCGGTTCCTGACGTCCTCGCGGTGGATGACGTAGGCGAAGTGGTTGCGGATCGAGCGAATCAGCCCCCCGACCAGATCGTACAGGGTGCCGTCCGCGTCCAGGATCACGGTGCGTCTCACGATAGGGTGTTCCCTTTCTTTGTTTGTGAAGATTACTGGCTAAGGGCAGCCTCTCGGAGCGCCCGCTGCAGGAGAGACCCCGAACCGCGGGAGGTCACGCCCCCCATCTCAGCCTGCGCCCCGGCGTCCTTGTATCCCGTAGCCTGCTGGAAGAGGTTCGCCACAATATCCGGAGAGTAGCCTAGTCCCTGCAGGTGCCGAGCCGTGTCAACGGCCCGCTGACGGTACCGATCCACGAGAGGATTGGCCGGGTTGGCGAACGGGGCCGGCGGAGCCAGCCCCCGCATCTGCTCGCGGATGTACGCAATAGCCGAATCCCGTCGTGGGTCGACGTCTGCCGCGGCAATACGCTTGGGAGGCTCGAAGACGTTCGCGGCAGAGAGCACGCCCTCGCCGGCCGCCAACTTCTCGGCAATCGGGTCCACCAACCCGTGGCTGGCCATCTGCCCGCCGGCCATGATCCCACCCGCACCGGGGACCAGCCCGAGCAGACCCCCGCCCACGAGGCCGGCGCCACGGCTGTAGGGATTGTCGCCGAAGACGTTGGTGAAGGCCTCCTGCCCGGCGAGCGCCCCTCCAACAGGGCCCAGGGCGCGAAGCGCCCCGCGGGCCGCCATGCCGGTGCCGCCCTTCAGCGCGTTGAGCGGACGGCTGATCGGGGGCAGTGTACCGCCCGGCCCACCCTGCAGCCCACTTGCCGCCTGGAGCGCCGCATACCCGCCAAGCAGTCCGAGCGGTACTCCGAGTGATGTCAGCCAGTCGCCCCCGCGCTGCCGCATATCCGCAACACCCAGCAGTCCCAGCGCAGCCGGTCCCGTCATAGGAAACGGCTTGGTACCCGAGCCGAGGTTGGCGATCCGTTCCAGCCGCTGGGCAAACTCCGGACGGATGCCGCCACGCTTCGGGAGGTACGGGTCCATGAACTGACTGAAACGGTCCTGTCGGGCCCAGTCACGAGGATTGAACAGCCGCCCGTACTCCTCGCCCGCCGCCGGGTCCAGGCCTGCCGCGGTTCGCATGGCGCTGCGGAACCGCGGCTCAGACACCTCCGGCCCAAGCGGGGTTGTCTCGTTGGGAAAAAGACCCTCCAACGGGCTGCCCCCAGGCCCCGCGGCCATGTCGTACTGACGGCCAGGAGCGAACACACTGCCGTAAGCCGCAGGATCGTGCGGAACTGGTTTGCGGAAGTTATTGAGAAACTTCCCGCCCATGATTTGCGCCTGGGGACCCACGGGGCTGGCGGCACCGAACTCGGTGCGCGTCAAAGTCGCGGCCAAGCGATCTGCAGGCAGTCCTGCGAGTCCCTGTAGCCGAGGTCCCGCGGGGCCTTCGTACTGAACCGCCCCGCCCGGCATCGCCGCACCGTCGTAAAGCGGTCCCGGGCGTACCTCACGACCAAAAGCCCGTTCCGCAACCGAAACAGGGGGCGCAGGGCGGGACCGCATTGCCTCTCGGATTGCCGACATCCTTGCTCGGTTCGCAGCAATCCGCGGCCCAATGACGGGGCTGTACTGCCCCGGAAGCGCCCCGCGCCCCAGCGCATCGGTAAAGCCGGCCTCCATCAACGGCCCCGCCGGGCGCTCTGGGGCGAACCACGCCCGATTCGGGTCGTAGGCGGGATGCCGCGGGCTACCCTCCGCCAGCGGAGGGGCCTCTCGTACCGGGATTTCCTGGGGGCCGCTAGTCCGCCCCAGCACCTGCCGCTGCGTCTCCAGGTACGGGGCATCCATCACCGCGGAGTAAGGGGATCCACCAGCCGCTTCCGCCATGGCCCACTGCGGACGGGTGGAGCCCACAGTTACCGGAACCTCCAGCCGTGTATGCGCGTCGGCAAACGTGTACGGGAACGGCGAGTACAGACGGGGAACCACCTCCGGTACGACGGCCGCCGGGCCCTCCGCAACCGGAGCAGCCGGCCGCCCCGTCCGTGCGGTGCGGCGGGAAGGCGCGTCCTCCGCCTGCTCGATTCTGCGGATCCCCTCGGACGGATCCGGCGGCGACGGCGGGGGCGGTACGTCCATGCCGTCCAGTGCCGCCCGCAAGGCACTCGTCTCCGGAGAAATCGGGCTGCGCAGCCCGGGCTCCGCCATCTGTGCGTTGGCCGGTGTGGTGGGCTTAGGGGCGATCAACGCCGACAGCGGGGTATTCTCGGACAAGCCCGGCCCGAAGATGCCGCGCTCCCGCAGCAGCGACTCCGGCACCGCCGGGCGTCTACCCTCGGTAAACGGGCGTCGACCCGAACGCATGGTTTCCGACATGGCCAACGCCTCGTCGATCGCGGCGGCCCCTTCGGGCCCCAGCCGCCCCAGGCGTTCGAGATAGGTCAGCCCCCGCAGCGTATCCGAGGTCCCGCCGCGGTTGCCGGTCCGCATCTTGTACCGGCCCTGCTGCTTACCCTTCAGGTACTTGGTGCTGCCCTTGTACTTGTCGGTGGTGAGGGCGTCAGCCTGCTTCGCGAGGGCCTTCTGCTGCAGTCGACGTGCTCGATCCTCCGGGGACTCCGCCAGTTCGGCGGACTCCGGAGCATAGCCGCCAGGGAGTTGGCCGGGGTCGGGGAGTCTTGGGGCGACTTCCGAGAAGGAGAAGTCGGAGGGACTCAAGCCTTCCAGGCCCGCCGCACTGCGAATCGCCGCCAGAATGCGTGGAAGTCCGCTGCGCGTCTGCCCCTCCAGCGTCTCCAGATGCGCGAAGGGGCGATCAAACCGAAACGCCTCGGAAGCGTCGGGGAACCCGGGCGGTACGGCAGTGCGCCGCGTCCCGGGCGTCGGCGGGGTGCCCGGAAGCAGCCCGGTGCCGAATCTGTTCGGCAGGTTCGGTACTGTGACACGGCGCCCCAACGTCGGGTCCATCCCGATCGGGGCGGGCCCCGCCTCCAGCGGGGTCACATCGACCACGCCCTTGCTACGAGGCGTCTGCCCTGCCCGGATGTCGGCCGCCTCCAGGAGAGCGGGGTTCAGGCCGTCCCCTGTTCGGCGAAGCGCCGAACCGCGGCGGGTGCGGTCCTCCCGCATCAACTCCTCGTAGAGAGAGGTATCCTCCCCCAGGGCCGCCTGCAGCGTCTCCGCTGCGATATTGTCCGTCCGCAGCAGTATCTCGAAGGCTCGCGGCGTGCGGGCCTGCAGGTATTCCCAGACCGCAGCAGCGGTGGAGTCCCCCTGGTTGGCGCGGAACTTGATCTCATTCATCAAGTCCGTGGTGTTCTCGAACGACTGGGTGAGCCCCGGCAGCAGGGACTGCAGCGCCTCGTTGATGCCGACCAGCCCCGCAGAGGGCCGTCCCGCGCGAGCCAACTGCAGGGCCTCCATGCCGCCCGGCCCGCGGCCCAGGTCGACGACCTCCCGGTTGGCGGCCGACCGGAAGCCCGACCCTCCGGTCATGTTGTTGGCAACGATGCGCTGCGCCAGGGCGATCTTGCGGTCCCACGGCATGTCGGCCATCAACGCCTGCGCCTCGGGGGGCGTGGCCACCGTCAGGGCCTGGGAAAGGATACGGGCTTCCGGACTCAGGCCTTCCAGCACAGAAGCCTCCAGAAGGCTGGGCGGGGGAAGTGGGCGGGGGGCAACGCGGGGGCGTCTACGTCCGATACCGTGAAGGAGGCGTCTATACGGTCGGGCCCCCTCAGCCCGAACGGTAGTTTCCGCACCTTGTGGCCACCACGCGCCTCTCCCGGGGGTTGTCTCTCGGCCATCTTCTACACACCTCCTACAGGAGCATCCACGGCTCTACGTCTGGGGGGCCGCTCCCCGGGACAGGAGGCAACTCCTGTTCATCCTCCCCAGTATACCACATCGCGGGCTCCGCCGCCTTCCTGTCCAGGTCACGAGGTACCGGAATCTGCTCCAGGCCCAGCACAGCGATGCCGAGCGCCGCTACCAGATCGTCGTGGGAGCCGCTCTTGGCGCCCGCCCCGGAGCCCTGCACGGTGTAGGTGGTCATCTCGTTGAGCAACTTGCGGGAGCGGATGACCAGCGGCGGCAGACGGCGCTCGTCCGGCAGCAGCAGGTCGGGGGGCACCCGCCCGGCCCCGCGACGGACCTCCTTGCGGATCTTGGGCAGCAGCACCCCCATGGAGCGAGTGGTAGGCTCGAAGCCGATGAAGGCGGTATACTTCTTGGTCTTGTGGTCGAACTTCTCCCACATGCCGAAGCGGGGGTAGTGCAGTTCCTTGAGGCGGCGCACCACCCCCATGCCGCCGTACTGGTTGCCGACCTCGGGGAACAGCAGCGCCCAGTTGTACCAGATGCCCAGCATGTATAGATAGGAGCCGTAGTCATCCGGCTCGATGGAGTTCGAGTGGAACTCGGCAACCTGGATGCGGTGCGCCGATAGCACCACCGCGGCCGAATAATCCGGCTCGTCCTTGAGCGACACCACGCCCTTACCGGATTCGTCGTCCCCCAGGCCCTGCGATGCGTCGATGCCGGCCACGTAGTCCTCGCCGGCCTGGGGCGGCTCCCACACCGTCAGCGGTCCGTCGTCGTCCGCCACGAAGTAGGGACGGTTGCGGGGCCCCATCTTCAGGTGCCCACGACGCCCCTCGCGGCGAGTGTTCACCATGTACCAGCGCACCGCCTCGACGTCGAAGATGGTCTCGCCGCGGGCCACGAAGGCTTCCTCGGCGGTGGGGGCGCCCTCGCGATTGAAGTCCGTGATGGAGTTGTTGCAGTCCGTGGCGATCTTGTAGCGACGCCACTGGATCTTGCGCAGGTTCATGAAGCCCGGATACTCGCGCAGCAGGTCCCGCTCGTACTCGTCGAGGGTCTTCTCGTACTCGGGGACCGACATCGGTAAGTCCTTCTCGTAGGACGGCTCGATCCAGAAGGGCAGGAAGACCGGGGTCCACACGTTATCGGGCGAATCCGAGCACGCCAACTGCCACAACTTGTAGAAGGCATCGTCAGCGCCCTTGGCGGTAGACTCGATCACCACGAAGGTATCGGGCTCGTTGGGGACGCACTGCATCACCGAGGTGAAGGTGCCGTAGGGGTCCGGCCAGAATGCGAACTCCGAGGCGTGGACGAACTGCAGGGTCTGCCCGCGGCCCACGTCCACGGTACGCGCCGTGGCCACCTGGATCTGGGAGCGCATGCCCGGATACTTCAAGCGGAGATCGGCGTCCGGGTTCTCGAAGCGCATCAGGCCCCGCCCGTAGCGGGAGCGCATGGGGCGCACCGCCTCGGGCAGTTCCTCGTAAAACAACTTCGACATCTCGAAGATGGCCTCGGCCGAGGTCTTGTTGTGCGAAATGATCAGCGCGTTGGTGTGCTTCCAGAAGCGGGCCCGCCAGAAAGCGAAGGCCTCGGTCAACGTGGAACTACCCAACTGCCGAGCCTTGAGGATGACGAGGCGGACGGGGCGCCCCTCAGCCCGCAGCCGCTGGATGATGCGGTAGATGCGCTGCTGCCCGACGTTGTACGAGAAGGGGGCGACGCGATCGGAGTCCTTCAGGCGGATCTTGAGGTACCGCTCGTGGAATTCCCGCGGCTCGGCCTTGAAGCGGGCCACCCACTTCGCGTCTTCTTCAGGCGTGAGGTACTGGCAGAAGAGGTTCTCTGGGTACAAGCCCTGGTCTTCGGCCTCCTCGGTACCGAGGTCGATCAGGGCCCGGGTGTTAAACGGGGTGCCGGCCTCCTTACGGGGGCGACCCCGCTTACGCTGCGGCTCAGGCATCCCGTAGGCCCGACATGAAGAGGGGAGACGCTTTCGGTCCTTCTGCCCGCGCCATCAACCCCAGAATCTCCAGCGTCAATGCAATCTCCCCCTCCCGAAGAACCTGCACAGCCTCCTCGTAAGTCATCGAGGCACCCCCGGCACCCGGGCGGCCTTTTCCTCGGGCCACTGCTCCTCGACCTCCTCCTCGTCCATGAAGGCCACCGGACCGCGGGCGGCGCGGGACAGGGCGTCATCCTGCAGGTCGTCCCCCTCGGGCAGGGCCGGGCGCTCCTCGACGAGGTTGCCCGCCAGTTGCGCCTCCAGCCCGTCCCGCTGCATCACGCGGGCGCCGGGCAGGGACTTCTGCTTGCCGCGCTCCTGCATGATGGGGAAGATGACCCGCAGCAGCATCTCGGTGCCCCACTTCTCCTCCTCGCGCATGGCGTTGAGGTGGGCGGTGTGCAGCCCGGGAGGCCGGTTCTGGCTGCGGTCCCATGCCTGGGCTTCCCGCAGATTCTTCTCGTACTCCTCATAGCGCCAGCGGTGCTTCTGGAGCTGGTCATAGGCCTCCACCAGGATGTCGTCCAGACTCAGGCTCAGGACGTACTCGCGGATGGACTCGCGCTGCTCCGCCACCAGGGCCGCGAACTCGCTCGACGTCATGCCGCTGCGCTTGGGAGGCTTGGGAGCGTTGCGCACCGGATCGAAGAGACGGGCCCGTTCCGCCTGCCGCTGCCGCCGCAGCCGCTTCATCTCCGACTGGTACCGCTTGGCGGGGACGCGCTCCACCTTCGCCAACGCCTCGAAGTCGGGCAGTTCGTCGGCCTCGGGAATCTCCGGCACGTCGTCTACTGCGCCCATACCGGCATCTCCTCGTCGAGCGCCTTGCGGCGCTTTTCCTCTTCCCAGGCATCCCCGAGAGCGGCCAGCCGCTCAAAGGTGGGCAGCGGCTCGGCCACCTCTTCCGGAGGCGGGGCCGCCCCGACATCGCGCACCGGCCGCGGCGGGAACATCATCCCCGCATCCTCCGGCCAGGGGTCCGCAACTGGTGCCGGCGGCTTGGGGACCTGCGGGCGGGGCAGGGGCGCCTGCCTGCCGCCCGTCAGGTAACATGCGACGAAGCCGGCCAGAAAGCCAATGCAGGCGGCCAGCAGGACGAGCACTCCGACGCCGCGGACCAGGAAGTAGATGTCGTCGAACGTAGGATTCACGGGGAGGGGGATTCCTCACAAGTCTGCCCCTATCCTACCACGGGCGACTGCGCAGGTCAACTTCGGGGCTGGACAAGGGCTATCTTCACAGGATATAATGGGAGACATGCCCCTCTCTATACAGTCGACCGGCGATCAACGCCCATTCGAGATCAGCACCGAACTCCGTGACCGCCTCCGCCCCTACGGCATGTGGGCCCGCGGCTACATCCAGAACGTGCCACCCGCGCATGTCCGGTTCGTGCTCACCGTCTTTGGGGACAGAAGCGGCCCGAGGGAGTTTGAGCGAGCCGTGTCGGTCGCCGACCTTCAATACGGCGTGGACCCCACGGCAATCGTCCTCAACGTCCGCCGAAAGCTGGAGGGCGACGCCTGGGGATGGGCCGAGGGGTGGGGGAGGCCGGAGACGGTAGACGTCGACAACTATTACAAGACCGTCGTACAGGGCTGGGACAAAGCCGTCGACGAGGGGGACTGGACGGCGTACCGCCAGCAGGTCCGCAACGCCCTCCGCGAAGGTGCGAGGTACCCGTCACCGCCCACTCAGGAGCAGATTGTGCGGGGCTGGGTGGGCGGCATGCGAGAGAAACTCAAGAAGCAACTTGTGCCCGACGACCCGTTCACGGGGCTGCCTCGCGAAGGCGCCTTCGGCAAAATCGAGATATACGACATGGACCCGCCGCAGCCGAAGCGACGGGCGGAGCCGGTGCGGCAGCGGCTGATGAGCGCAGACGACAGAGGAGACGAACTGACGTGAACGACTACGGGCTGCAGCCCACCTACGGAAGCTGGTGCGTCCTGGTGGACGATCCTCCCTACCTGATCACGTACCGCCTCATCCCCCGAGACGACGAGAAGGAGTGGCGCCTCGAACTCCAGGGATTCACTGACCTGCCGAGCATCGAACTGGGCACGCCGGTTCGCGAGGTCTACTTCCAGGAAGGCTCGCTGGAGTACGCCATCGACGTCTTCGAGGAGTACATCAAGCGACTGGTGGTGCGGCTGTACGGCGTGAACCAGTCCAACAACGCACAGGACCGCAAGCCGCTGGTGCGACAGATGCGCAAGTTGACGGACAAAGAGTTCCGCCGCGACATGGATGGGGGGAACTTCTACCTCACGCGGCTCAGCCGGAACGCCGTGAGAAAGCCGCTGAAGATGCGCGACGCCCTGCTGGCGGCCCCCGAGCGTGAACTGGAGGAAGGGTGGGAGGAGTTCGTCGGCAAGGTACAGCCCTACAACGGCCAGGACTTGATCCGCCCCGGATGGGTCGGCCACGACCCGCTCGACTGAAGCGGGCTGACGGAAAGAGAAGAGGCTGCGCGGGTGGGGGGTATGGGGGTGTCCGGCGCAGCCTCTTCGGGTGTTATGGGAGACGTTCGATCTGCAACAACAGCCTCAGTGTACCAGAAGGCTACTTCGGCGTCAAGTCTTCCTACAGCAGTTCGTCCGGGTCGTATGGCGTCCACGACACGATGTCCCGCATGGCGAAGTCCCGCCGCTTCTTCCGCTCCAGGTCATGGGCCATCAGCATCCACTGCGCCTCCGGGTGCCACCGTGTCTTGCCGAACCACACCGACATCGGGATGATGCGGTAGAACTTGGTGACGCCCTTGTAGTTGGTGTAGTGCAAGATCACCGTGCGGCGGTCCCGCCAGTGCCTGACTTCAGGATCCAACGTGCTCCGCCCTCCACGCCCGAATCCCCTCCAGCCCGCGGTCGCAATGACGGGGGCACACGGTGAGGCTGTGCCCGTAACACCGCCACGTCACAAGATCGTCAACCGCATTGCATACCCCGCAGCGGACCGCGTAGTCGCGATACGTGCAATCGAAGCACAAGTCCGCATGCTCCATCGCGAAGTACATCGTGGAGGTGGTCGAGCCACACTCTTCGCACTTCTGCTTCCGGCAGGCAATCCCGCTCTCGTACTCCTTCTCCCCCTCGTTCAGTCTCATCGAGCGAACCACCCCAGAACCTTGGTGAGCAGGATGTACCCGCCCGCGCAGACCCCCGCCGCGACGAAGAACTGCCCGACCGCCAGCAGCATGGATATCACGTACATCAGAATCAGATCCATGATATCAGTCCCCCATGTCGAGATAGAGCCGCACCCAGTCGGCGCCCAGTGTAGCACGGATCTCGGAGTCCTCCCACTGCCGCAGGAACCACTTCGGAATCTCCGCCCGCAACCGCCCCGATAGGATGACGACAGTGCCTGCGATCCGCGGCACAGCGGCCAGGGTCAAATTCGTGAACAGCATGCCCCGCGAGAAAGTGTCGACGTCGGAGAGGTACGCTCCCCGGTAGGTCTGCTCGCGGCCGATCCCCAGATACTTGGACGCGAACATCTCGATCTCGCCCACCCGGTTATGAGCCGTTGCGCGATGCGGCAGCATGTTCCGTAACGTCACAGCGTAGTTGTCGAGGGTGTCGCCGTCGCAGGCCACCACCAGTGCCTGCTTCAGCCACGCCATGATGGCGAGGCAGATGGTCGACTGCCCGACCTGCCGGTCCCGAAGCAGGAGCAGTCGACACGGCTCCTCCGCCCGGAAGGCTTCCTCCACGCGGCGCACCACCCGCTCCTGAGCGGAGTTGAGCACGAGGGGGATCTCCTCCCCCGAGAACCTGTTGCGCACCTTCAGCCCCGACAGAAACGGTCGAAGCGTATCCACGTCTACTTTTGTCAATTCCATGATATCAGTCCCCTTTCCTCAGAATACCTGCCGCCACTGCTCCCAGCCACAGGCCGAGCACGACCAGAACCCGCGACCCCGGCCGTCCATCCGTCGCAAACGGGGATCGTGTGCGGTACAGGCCTTCGACAGCAGCAGGTTGTAGAGCGGATTGACCTCGACCATGCCGGCGGCCAGTACCTCCACCGCGGTACGGTATCCACCCGTCTTCAGCGCCTTCCGCACTTTGCGGACCCACCCCGGCGGCCTGCCGTAGGAGTAGATGCGACGACCCTTCGGCTGCTTCGCCAACCGCCGCGCCTCGGCCTGGATCGGCGTCAGCGTATCCAACACCCGACTCAACGCTTCCACGATATCACTCCTCCCGTTCCCAGTTCAGGAAGCCCTGACGCATCGAGTACCGATACTCGGGGCCCGTCTCGCCCGCGTCCAGCGGCGTCACCCACGGCGAGCCGCAGTCCCCGCATCCTCCAATAACGAAACCGTGCTTACGGCTCAGTTCCCCGAGCGCCCTCAGGAATGCGCCCTGCCCCGGATACTCCTCGTTCTCCATGTACATACTATAGGACCCTTTCTTTCGATTCAGCGATACTACGCCGAATATCTTCCAGCGACACCCTCCGAACGGGTATCTCCGCTTCGTCCAGCGTCTTCGAGCCGACCAGCGAGAGTGGGTCAATCAGCGGGATGTACTCAACAATATCCATACCCAGCAGTATAGTATATCTTCACAACCCTGTCAAGTAGTATCGCGGTACCGATCTGTCCGAAAGACGCAGCAAGTTTCGGACAACCCCGACCCGCGGTGAATATCCAGCCCGCCCCCTGTCTGGGGGCCGACGCAGGGGCGGCAGGGACGAAGGAGGCGGGCGCAGCCCGCGTTCGAGTCGAGTGCCTCCCCTGTAGGGGCAAACGCTGGCTGGGGCTTGTTTTGGCAGTCAGCATGCGGCAACTGACGAAAGGGGGTTTTTGGGGTGCCACTCCTGTTGGGGGGTGCGCATGGCACATGTGGCTGAAATGCACTCCTGTGTGCGGCAAGTGCTGACTGAGGGGGTCCCATTATATTCGTTTGTGTAGTATCACGCAACCGATAATATGGAAATTTCTGGGGGGATTTTCTGGCAGAGGGCCACTCCTGTTTACAAGCCCCTGGGTACGGGGTCCCCCCACCTCGGGCTCGCGGGCGCAGGGGGGGTGGGGGGCCCGGTGGGGTCGGCGAGAAGCGGCGCAGCCACGCCCTTCTGCGCGGTACAGAAGGCGCCTACCTGGTGGGGGTAGGGTGCGGCAAAAAGGCACAAAAAAAGGGACCCCGTGCCCGTAGGCACAGGATCCCTCTCGTGTCTGGAGCGTGCTTCTGTACTCTGTGCGTATCCCCTCCCCTGTGTCTCGGGGTTGGGGGACAGGGCGGATGTCCTACTGGTTCGCGGCCTGGAGCGCCTTCATGGCCGGCAGGGTGAGGACCTTCTCCAGATCCTCCGGGCGGTGCACGCCGATGCTCGCCAGGGCGCGCAGGATCGCACTGCGGTTTGAGAACCGCAGTGTCGCTTCCGCGC